GTTGCCCACATTCGCGTGCGCGATAAGTATCAACGCGGCGAACTAAAGAGCCGTGGTCGCCCTCAGGGCTCGCGTAATAAAAATAAAGTTATGGGCGATAGGTCGCTGGGCAAGTTAGACGATATGTTGAATGACCTTGATGATACCAATAGCCCACCTATTGACTTTGATCGGATTGAAGAGAACGCGGCGGAACAAGCTGCAGAAGAAAACGCAGATACAACTGACAATGGCCCAAAGATAAACGAGGCTGACGTTGTTCGCCTTATGAACAGCGTGCTGCATATGTATGTTACCAATACCCAGCTAGAGCAAAAAGACTACGCGTCCAAGCAATATCTAAAAGAACGCTTTGAAGCTGCGCAACAACTCATAGAGACTTATGTAACTGAAGAAATAGCTAAAATCCAAGAAAATCGCCCGACTATCGTTGAACTTAAAGAGGGTTCAACGTTTGTTAAAGCGCTGGGCATACAACACAAAAACTTCCCAGACTTACTAGCTATGGTGCAAGCGCGCGTTAATGGTAATAGGTCTAATATCTGGTTGTATGGCCCCCCGGGCACAGGTAAGACTACAGCCGCGAAGATAGTCGCCAACGCGTTAGGTTTAAACTTTTACTTACAATCTAACCTAGAGACTGGGTTTCAGGTACTCGGTTATATGGACGCGCACGGCAAATACCAAGGCACCATGTTCCGCCAAGCCTGGGAACACGGCGGAGTAATGATGCTAGACGAAATAGATGGGTTTCAACCCGGCGCAGCTCTAGCCCTAAATGGCGCCTTGGCCAATGGCGTGTGCTCTTTTCCTGACGGCATGATTGCCCGCCATAAGGACTGTTGTATAATTGCCGGCGCCAATACTACGGGCCTAGGTGGCGGAACCGAATACGTTGGCCGCAATAGGCTAGACGTTGCCACACTAGACCGTTTCAATATGTTGGATTGGCCGCTTGATGAGGCTCTAGAGGCTGCACTGTGCCCAATCAGTGATTGGCTTGATATCGTGCGCGAAGTTAGGTCTAATGTCGCAGCGCGCTCGTTTAAAAACGTCATGATCACGCCACGCGCGTCTATATATGGTTGCTCACTGATCGAAGCCGGCTTGAGTATTGACCGCGTAATGGCCAGCACACTCAAAAAGGGTATGACTGAGGCGCAGTGGGACCAAGTTAGGCCTAGCAATACGCTGGTACATGTGTTACAAGCTACCTTAGATGATTTGAAGGCTAAGAGGGCGTGAGATGAAACCAATAGTAGACATCAAACACTTTGATAGTCCCGAAGCCTATGGTGATTGGATTATCGACCAATGGCAGCAAAACCCAGATATAGACCGTTCAGGGGACTATAATTCTTGGGCTGGCAAGACTATGAAGGTTGCAGCCGACATCCTTACTAAGGGTTCAACTGAGCATCTAGCGCGAGCCGAGCAAATTATATCCCAACTAGAGATAGATGATATTTTAACTAATGCTAAGCCTATTATGCAGTCTTCAGTGGTTGGCTTTATCCCAAACGTACCAGCTGTGATAGCTGGTAGGCCTGATTGCATGTATAACCGAGGCTGGATAGAAGAGCCTAACGCTGTGGCGCCGTTATCTGTTTATGTAGAGACAACCGTGTCGGCTGGCGTTAGTGATCGCGAGATTATTAACCGTGGTATCGCGGTTTTAGCTTTCGTGTTGGCAATGGAAAGCATGAGACCTGTAGATCTATACACCATTACACCGATGCATCATTCTAGCCGTCCCATCAATGAAGTATATGTGCCAATCGTGCGCGTTGCCTCTAGGCCTATGGACCTTGGCCGCGCGGTTTATATGCTTACAAGCGTAAGCTACTCCCGTAGGCTTAGCCATGCCGCAGTAGATGCAATGGCGGGCGGTAGGAAAGGCTATGTTAATTGGATGTTTAATGATACGCGCGGCGCCAATCGCCCAGATTATGGCGACCGTATTAGAGAAGTAGTTAGCATGGACCCACAAGACGTATTAATCACAGGTGGCCACCTTGCCAACGCGTTAATGCTTACGGACCCTGTACAGTGGGTGCAAGGTATGATAAACAAGCACAGGCATAATCAAACTTAAGAGGGAGCTACAACTATGGCACGGGACCTAATTCTAGTTGTATATATTCTTTGGATTAGATCTAGAAACTTAGTCCTTCGTAATGTATATAAGATTAGATCTAACGTTGGCTGCTACTTTATATTTTTAGGTATTAAGTGTTTACCTGAGAGTGATGCTCGCAGCGACCTAGCCCATGCTATCTATTTATGGGGCGGGTATTATACAGAACAAGCCAAACTAGAAAGAAATAGGAGCTTCAATGTATAAAGTATTAATTAATAATCAACCCGAAGGGGTTGTATATAAGAAAGCCCGCGTCTGGGCTTGGCGGCCCGAAGGCGGGAGGTATGCACAACTCTTTAGCAAAGCAGACGACTTGTCCAACGTTAAGTGTTATCTTGAATATACATACCCTGACAAGAAAGTTAGGTTCAAGCGTATAGCTCCCCTTGACGTTCTAAGGGGCAGATGGTAAGAACGTTATACAACTCTAGCCGAGGGACAGCTATGGACGACGATTTTGATCTAGACCTAGACGATATGCTAGATGGCCTAGGGGCCTCTAACATTCCTAGCAATGAGACACCAGAGCAAAAGTTTTACAGAGAATTAACAGCCGAGGGAAAATATAAGAAAATAGAAAACGTGAGATTTTGGCTAAAGCACGAGTTGTATATATCACACGACTTGGAGCAACAAGGCTATATTGTATATAAACCCCATAAAGATGGCAAAATTAAAGTATCCAGGGCAGAGCTGGCCAGAAAATATCTCCAATACTATTTCTATATGATGTTTCTTCCCCGGTTTGAGATAGAGCGGCCCGAAATGCAACACAAGGCTGTCAAGATGGAGCCTTTTCTTGATTTGGTTGTGGGGCACCCGTCAATCAAAGAAATAATAGAAAATCCTGTCAAAATGAGTTGACGCAAATCACCTGAGGGACTATATTCAATTATCGACTTAGACATGACACCAACTAGGAGAGACTAAAATGGCAACTCAGACTGCCCCAAAGGGCGAGCGTAACAAGGGTCCGATCGCGGTAGCATTTGCTGACGCGACGAAAGAGGACTTCAAGCGGGTTCCGAAGGGCGTTACTGGCGTAGTTATCACTGCAACCAAGACTGGCGAGAAAAAGACTTACTCGCTGTCGCACATTCCTACCGAGGTTCAGCATCAGTTGGTTATGTATGCTTTCGCCACGAAGGCAAAGCAGCATGTTAATAACCATGCTGACGAAAACGACAACATGATTACCCTTATCGATGGGGTTTACAAGGATCTCGTCGAGGGTAAGATGTATGCCAAGGCTGCCGAGGGTAAGGGTCCTGGTAAGAAGTTGGACGTTAGCCTTTATGTGGATGCAATGGCCGCTGCCATGGCATTCAAGGCAAAGAAGGGCCACACGGATGCTAAGGGTTCGGCCGTTAAAGCTATGACGGAGGACCAAAAGGCTAACTTTAAGATTAAACTGGAAAGCATGCCCAAGGCCGAGCGTACCGAGTACGTTAAAAAGCTGATGGCCAAGCCGCTGTTCCAGAAGTCTTATCAGGAAATCAAGTCCAAGCGCATCCAACTCGACAAAGAAGACGACCTGGACTCATTGCTCTAAGTTTTCTCTCTCATTTAGGGTAATAGTGGTGGAGCGCGTCCAAGTGGCGCGCTTCACTATTTATAGAGGCAGGGCAAGATGAAAATAAAAGTTAGAATTGATGAACACGTTAGAGAATGCGACCACTGCGGCGCAAAAAATATAAAGCGCACGTTTAATATAAAATCAAGAGACTATAATTTATATGTTGGTCGTATATGCATTCAGAATATAACTAATATAAATACTTCGGGAAACCCATATAAAGCGTGCGCCAAGATAGAAACCTATCTTAATTCGCTTGAATATAACGAGTTTCTCGATTTGATCGATTTTGAAGAATAAACCACTTGACAGCATAACGGGGGATGGTCTATCACTCGTATATACGAGGCGAATAGTTTTAGTGGTCGGGGTGAATGCGATTTGACCAAGAGCCCGAATTACCGGGCATGTCCTTGCAGCAATGGCTAGAAGTCACGGAAATGAGCTATGCAGCCTTTGCTCGCCTAGTCCCATGTTCTATAGGCTATCCGCGAATGATCGCCCAAGGCATCGCTAATCCCTCCTATCCTATGGCATGTAGAATTGAAGCCTTAACCGGGGGAGCTGTGCCGCGCACTCGCTGGTATCCTCCCGGTGAAGACCCATCAACGCCTAACGAGGACTTAGAGTTATGACAGAAACAATTATTATTGTAGATCCACAGGTGCAGGCTGCGTATGATCATTTTTTAGATGTTCTCAAGAATGACATAGCGAAACACCTAGGCAAAGACGAAGAACTTAAACAAATCCCTTTCATAATTAAAACTAGGTTTGAGCTTGGAACCCAAGAACAACATGCGCCTAAACTATTTAAATATCATAAAATCATTCAGCAAATGTGTGATAATACACCGCGCAGGGTAGGAATATGAATATATTAATAACAGGTGGCACTGGTACGTTAGGACAAGAGTTAGTTAGGTTCTTTCTACATACTAGATGGGCCAAGCGTATATGTATATACAGCAGAGGCGAGCATCGCCAAGAACAAATGGCGCAGTATTTCAATAACGATGAGAGATTGAGATTTTTCATAGGAGACGTAAGAGATTTACCCAGATTAACGCTCGCTATGAGAAACATACAGATTGTTATTCATACAGCTGCCTTAAAGATAGTTCCCACAGCTGAATATAATCCGTTTGAAACTATTAAAACCAACGTAATGGGAGCTCAGAATGTTATCGACGCGGCGCTGGGAAATTCTCACAGCGGAAACTATCCTAAAGTATTGGCAGTCAGTACGGATAAAGCGGTTAACCCGATCAATCTATATGGAGCCACAAAACTTTGCAGTGAAAAGCTCTTTGTTGCAGCAAATAATATTAGAGGACTTGATGGCCCCAAATTCGCGGTCGCACGTTATGGAAATGTTGCTAGCTCAAACGGGTCGGTCATTCCTCATTTTAGAAAACAAATTAGCAATGGAGAAAATCCCACAATCACCCATCCAGAAATGACAAGGTTTTGGATTGATATTCATACAGCTGTGAGGTTTATCATATTATCTCTTGATATGATGGGCGGTGGAGAGATATTTGTTCCTAAGATGGACTCTTTTAAAGTAAGTGATTTAGCTATGGCATTAATGAAGGACTGGCGACCAGAAAATCAATGGTTTCATATAACAGGTATTAGGCCAGGCGAGAAACTTCACGAAACAATTATAACTAAAGAAGAGGCTGCTAATACGCTTTATCATATACCGTCTCAGTCTTTTGTTATAAATAAAAAAACTCAAGATATGACTGAGTATCAAAATATAACACCTGAAGAAATGACTTCGGAATATACAACTTTAAAACCCAGCGACTTAGCGAATATGTTAGAGGGCGTATAATGAATGCTTTCCAAATTGTTAGAGACTTTGAAAAAGCGTTGTGTGAATACACTGGGGCTCCCTTGGCCGTGGCAGTTAACAGTTGTAGCAATGCTTTATTTCTTGCTCTTAAGTATCAGCATCTTAATGGTATGGCTATCACTATCCCCTGTAAGACCTATTGTAGTGTGCCCATGCAGATTATCCATGCTGGAGGTGTTCCTAAGTTCGAGAACTTAGAATGGAATGGTATATACCAACTTAAGCCTCTTAATATTTATGATAGCGCTAGATTATTTACTTCTAATATGTGGAAAAATTTATTTTATAACGTATGTAACAGGGTAGGGCCTCAATTGGTGGGGGAGGGTGATTTCCCTATGATTTGTGTTTCTTTCCATTGGTCAAAAACGTTAGGCATACAGCAAGGTGGCGCTATATTACATGCTAACGCTGTCGCTGATAGGTGGTTTAGAAAAGCCAGATTTGATGGCCGCACAGAAGGCATACCTCCCAAAGACGACACGGGCATGATAACCGGCTATCATATGTATATGTCACCTGAAATAGCCGCTGAAGGCCTAGTCAGAATGATGCATCTACCTAAGCATAATTTACCATTACCTAACGATGACTACCCAGATCTATCAAAGATTAAAGCCTGTGGTGGGGAGCCCGACGAAGAATGCTAGAGATATTTATATATACTTTTATCTATTTAACAGGGATCATACTAGTTTGCGAGCTAGTAGACTTATCTTGGCACATAAACGAAAGACCTGGAGAAAGACTATTCTTAATGAGTGTTGTATTGTTATGGCCTATAACGTTAACTGTTATAATGATATGTGTGATAGCAGCTATTATATACAACACGCTTAGGTGGTATTAATGCTAACTAGCTTTCTAGGTAAAGATATAGGCCACGATAAACATCCTTTTATTGTAGCAGAGATATCGTGCAATCACGAGGGTGACCTATCTCAAGCTAAAATTCTCATAGAAGAAGCCAAGGCCGCAGGAGCCGACGCGGTAAAGATACAAGTATATACACCTGATGATATGACTATTAAAGTAGACCGAGGCAAGGCTTTAGCTAATGGGTTTGATATCTTAGAGGGCACATGGGCGGGCAGAAACTTATATGATTTATATGAGAAAACACAAACAACTTACCAGATGGGCAGAGAATTAATTTTACATGCAGAAACTATAGGCATACCTATTTTTGCTAGTGTATTCTCACCTTGGGCTCCTAACTACATAAAACTAGAGGCTTTTAAGATAGCTAGCTTTGAGCTAACAGATACTTTTTTGATAAGACACATAGCAAAACAAAATAAGCCTATGGTTTTATCTACAGGTATGGCGAGCATCCCTGAGATAGAAGACGCTGTGGCGTGTTGCAATCCAGAAAACGTAATTCTATTACACTGTATCTCTGCCTATCCTACTAAGTTAGACCGCTGCAACCTTCACAAGATTAAGACGCTAGGGGACGTTTTCGGGCTCCCTGTAGGCTTCTCGGATCACACTAGGGGGATCATTGCCGGCCCGCTCGCTGCCGCCCTTGGGGCTGTAATGCTTGAGAAACACCTAGCCTTGCAGGGGACGCACTCGGAGGATGAAAGTTTTTCGCTACATCCCCACGAATTTAAACTTTATTGTATGTATTGCCGGCAAGCAGCCGAGGCTACTTTTAGAACTGTATTGCCCGAAGAAGTACCCTCTAGACAGTTTAGACGTTCTCTTTATGTTGTTAGAGACATAGAAGAGGGCGAGGCGTTTACAATGGGTAACGTCAGATCTATTAGACCAGGCTTAGGAATGGAGGCTTCTAAGCTTACTTGGGTAATTAGTGGGCACAGGGCTACTATGAAACTTAAAGCAGGAACCGCGTTAAAAGTGGAGCATTTATCATGAGAAAAAACAAAAAACCAAATAAACCGGGCCAACCAGTTGAAATCTCTGCTTACGACAGAGAGCTTATGGAGGGTATATACAAGATAAGGGCTCAGTTTGCGCAGGGTGTATATCTTACACCCATTCTTAACGATAAATCAACAGTTGTTAGATACACTTTTGTAGAGAAAAACCAAACGTTAAATAAAGATCATGCAACGCACGCAGTACTTATGACAATAGAAGATACTCAGTCTTTCTATAATGCTATGACTGTGTTACTCCAAAAGATGAGAGAATTAGGTAAAATAGTATGAAATACTGTAGTACTTGTTTATATCCTGATACTAAGCCTGATTTATATTTTGACCCTGCAACGGGCGAATGTAGCGCATGTATAGCCTATAAGAACCGTGTAAAGATAGATTGGGAAGCCAGAGAAAAAGAATTTAGATACTTATGTAATAAAAGACTAGAAGATAAATATCAGTATCACTGTATTATACCCGTGTCGGGAGGCAAAGACAGTACATACCAAGTTATAAAGGCAAAGGAATATGGCCTTAATCCATTGGCTTTATGTGCTACTACTGATGATCTGTCTGGCATTGGTAGGGACAACCTTAATAATATTGGCAACCTTGGGGTTGATATTATTGAAGTTAATACAAATAATAGGCTGCGCCGTAAACTCAATAAGTATACTTTACAAGAAATTGGTGACATATCTTGGGCTGAGCACGTAACTATATTCACTATACCTATTATTATGTCTGTAAAGTTAGATATACCTTTGATTATATATGGTGAAAACCCACAGCAAGAGTATGGCGGGCCTCATAAGGCGCAACAAGCTATAAAGTTAACAAACCGATGGCTACAAGAATTTGGCGGACTAAATGGGTTAAGAGTAACCGACCTTATAGACCTTGGTATGGCCACGCGTCAAGAACTAGAATTATATACGTATCCAGATTTAACCGACAAAACTACAAATTGCGTCTGGCTAGGCCAATTTTTTCCTTGGGACGGGTTGGAAAACGCAATCATATCATCTAGGCATGGGTTTAAAACATGGTATGGCCCTGTAGAGGGCGTGGGGTATGACTATGAAAACCTTGATAACTATCAAACCGGCATCCACGATTATTTTAAGTATCTCAAGTTTGGATTTGGAAGATGCACTGATCTCGTTAACAATCACATCAAACGAGGTAGAATTACGAGGGATGAAGGTAAGGAAATGGTTCTCTTATATGATGGGAAGTATCCTACCACGTATTTGGGTAAGCCCATCGGATGTATCCTAGAACGTATAGACATGACTATAGACGAGTTTCTAGCAGTCTGTAATAAATTCGCGAATAAAGAACTATTCGAGTGTAGGACTGGCAAGGTCCCTAAACCCAAATTTAAGGATACCCTACGCAATGCGTAAAGGCGACTGGATACAGACATATACCGGCAGAGCTGTGTATCCCCTAGATATGCAGTTAGAAGATATAGACATATATGATATAGCGCATGCGCTATCGCTTATATGTAGATTTAACGGGCACTGTAAGAAGTTTTACAGCGTAGCGGAGCATTCTTATTTAGTATATTTAAGCTCTAGAGACGAATATATGATGTATGGGTTATTACACGACGCAGCCGAAGCCTACACAGGAGACATTCCCAGACCTGTTAAAAGATCAATCACAGAGTTTAAAGGGATAGATAAACATATAACTAGTTTAGTATATAAAAAGTTTAAGCTCGCTTCACCTGTTACACCTGAATACATAGAAGATATAGATAAAAGATTATTACTAACCGAGCGCGAACAGAACATGAATAAATGCAAAGTAGAATGGGGATTTAATCAAGCAAACATGGGACTAGCACCTATACCTATTGAGCTTAGATATTGGTCGCCAATAGAAGCAGAGCAGATGTTTCTAGCCGCTTTTGAACACTGCAAGCATCTAACATTCTAATGTTAAAACATCGTGTCATACCAGTGTTATTAACTGATGGTACAGGCCAGTGCGTGAAGCCTGTGGCTTTTGGTCGCCCCTATAGGCGATTGGGAACCATGGAGCAGTATATCCGCGTTACTGAGGGTCGTAACGTAGACGAACTAATAATAATTGATATAACTGCTACTGACCAAAAGAGAGAACCAAACTTTGAGAAACTTCGTAGTTGGTGTGATAATCTTTTCTGTCCTGTTACATATGGTGGTGGTATTTACTCCACTGATCATATTCGCACGGCCCTCAGTAACGGAGCCGATAAAGTAGCGATTAAAAGAAATTGGAGTATTATACCTAAAGCTGCGCATCAATTTGGATCACAAGCTATAGTGGGAGTTTTAGATTGGCCTAGCTACGGCATGGAACAGAACAATGTAGCAGCAATGGCCGCTGCTAATTTATTACAAGAGGAAGGCTGTGGGGAAATACTTTTAACTGATATGGTTTTCGACGGTCAAATGGAAGGATATAACCAAGAATTAATACACGATGTTTCTAGAGCTGTTTCTATTCCAATAATCGCCTTAGGTGGCTGTGGGGCTGTGTCTGACATGGGATTGGCTTTATCGAATGGCGCCTCTGCTGTTGCAGCTGGCTCTATGTTTTTATATACAGACATAACCCCCAAAGATTGCTCTAGAGCTTTGTATTCAATGGGGATACCAGCCCGTGTTTAAATGGTTCCGAAAAAAATCAAAGACAGATAATGTGTATTTTTCTTTGGCTTCAAAAGAAAATACATTAAGAGATATTATAAAAACTACCATTAGAAATAGATCATATGCTTTATGGAAAAAAGCAAGTTATGTCAATCCAGATGATTATTTTAATGAGACATGGGAGATTTTACAGAAAGACAAAGATATACCTAAACATAGAAACACACACATTAAACACATTACAGATATAATGCATGAGCTAGAAGAAAAATACACAGCTAATGAACTTAAAATGAAGTATGAGTATGGAAGATGAGCAACATAATAAAGCTCAAAAAGAAAGCGCCACCTCCTCTTAGCATTGGGATTGTTATTCAAGCTAGAATGACCAGCATAAGGTTTCCCGGCAAGAGTATGTATCCTTTGTTGGGTAAGCCTGTTCTGCAGCACGTTATAGAGCGCGCTAAGTTTATAAGAGGCCCTAAGAAGTCTAAGCTAACCGTGGTTGTTGCGGTTCCCGATACTGTCGCCAGCGAGCCAATGTTACAACTAGCAGCGCAGATGGGCGTACAGAACTTCTGTGGCACTGAGCATAATGTTTTAAAAAGATACTATGACACTGCGAAGTTTTTTAAATTCGATGTTATTATGCGCATAACAGCTGACTGTCCTTTTATAGACCCTAAAGTATGCTCAGAGGTATTACAGTTATTAATATGGCGAAAGCTAGATTACGCTTCTAACGTATACCCTGAAAGAAGTTATCCCCAAGGATTAGACTGTGAAGCTTTTACGTTTGATACCTTGGAAGCTGCTACCGTAATGGCAGAAACTATATACGAGCTAGAGCATGTTACACCTTGGATGCAGAACACTCCCGAAGTTAAGAAGGGCAACGTTAAACAAAAACAAGACGAAAGTAAAAAGAATTGGTGTGTGGATTACCCAGAAGACATTCAAAGGTTGGAAAAAGATGCCGAAGCTAACAAAGATAAAGAGGAAGTCGGAGATGGTATTCACGGAGGAGAATAAAGAAGTAATGAAAGAATTACAAGAAGACAAAAAATACATAGATGATAGTATGAGACAACAAGCAGCTGGTAATACTCCACCTATAATAAAAGAAAAGTGTTTATACTTAGACTGTGAATTTAACAGCACATATGGAGCATTTATCAGTATAGCTTTACATAATCCACATCAAAAAGAAGATGATCTTTATTTAGTATCTACTGCTTGGTTAGATCTATCTAAGAATGAAAGACTTGACCCCTGGGTAAGGCAAAATGTTATACCATTCCTAGGAAAACATGCAGACAACGAGTCTTATATAAGAGTAAAATTACAAGAATATTTAAATAACCATGAAGGTTATACTATTTATGGTGACTGGCCTGAAGATTTTACAAACTTACTAGGTTTATTGTTTTCTGTAGGCCCTAATAATAAAGTACCTTATAAGTTAATAGAATCCCTTACTATGGTATTAATTACCACAGCTGATATATTTGTTTCTGAAATTCCCCATAATGCTTTAGAAGACGCTAAAGCGTTATATAAGAACCACCGTTTAGTTTGTGATAATTGTAATGGTCAGGGCTCCTTTACAGATAGCTATGGAGCACCTATGGTATGTCTAACCTGCGATGCAACCGGAAAGAAAAAACATGACGGAACAAACTGATCTGTGGCAAGGCCCTTTTGGAGATTTCTACCAAGAGCGTAATAAACTAAACGATAAAGAAGTACAAAGAAGAGTTATTTTTCTAGAGGGTATATTAAAGGTTATCTATGGGCACACTGGAGCTGTTCCCAAGAGTATATACGAGCTAGGCGCGGGACAAGGCCCCAATATGCGAGCCTTTGAAATATTAGGGCCAAAATATAATCAAGCACTTAGTCTGTATGCGACGGAAATTAACCAAAAAGCAAGATTGGCCTTGACAGAAAATTGTAAGACTGTAGATGTGATTGATCTGCCGACTTCACCTGTGGCTGACCTTGTGATGACATATGGAGTTTTGATCCATGTGCATCCGGCTCACTTAAAGCATGTAATGGAACATCTATATACAGCCTCTAATAGATGGATTTTATGCGTGGAGTACTTTGCTCCCGAGACTAGACCTATACCCTACAGAGGCGAAAAAAGCGCCCTCTGGTTAGACGACTATGGCTCTAAATGGCTAGAAGCTTGCCCCAATATGATGGTCTTGGGATATGGCTTCATGTGGAAAAAAACCACTGGTCTAGATAATGTAACATTCTGGTTGTTCGAGAAAAAGAAGGATAAATAATGGTGGACTTCCACGATGTATATGATATAGACCACAATGAAGAGTTTACTAGGTTTTTATATTTATTATTAGCTGAACGTAAACCATATATGAACATCTCTCATAAAGAGATGCCTTCATATACTATGCACCAGAACTTTGTCACTTCTAACCCATATAAAGGTTGGTGGGTTATAGCCTACGGAGAAGACCTAGTGGGCTCAGTCTACCTAGGCAAAGAAGACAACATAGGTATATTTATAAAAGAACAATGCCACCATATGGGCGTAGGGACAGCAGCTTTGAATTTTATATACAAAACATTCGAAGACGTAGAGCTTATTTATGCTAATATCGCCCCATTAAATAGTGGCAGCATTGCTTTCTTTGTGAATAACGGCTTTAAGTATCAAAGCACACTAAAAGAAGGGGAAGAAATAATACAGTATACCTATGTTATATCGAACCCGGAGAACTTTTATTCGATCGTCGAAGCTTATTAGTACCATTATTATGGGCATAAGCATCTATCCTTGCGGCCATCATATTTAACCGCATATCTTGGGCAGATATACGCTCGTCTTGGCGAGCCATTTCTATAGCTACTTGGGTTAGTTTTTCTAGTTCATTGTCTATTTTTTCTAGACGAGCATTAAAGTCAGACTGTTTTGTGGCCACGAGTAATAACTTTCCTTCTAAGCGATACATAAATATAAAGGCACTAGTAGCTAATGCAAGGATGGTTAGTATATTACCTACTGTGATGCTAGGATCAAATACCATTTTGTATGCCTTAGAGTTCGTCTAATAAGCCATACGTCTCCCCATTATTGGATTCTTTCAAAGTGTCATCTTCAAGAAACTCTGAAAAATCATCATCTTCAGTCTCTAGCGCTTCTTTCTCAACGCCCGTGTCTTCACATACTTTAGCAATAATATCGTCCACATATTTTAAATCATCTTCCCAGTCTGAATAGTAAAGCTCAAGCTTCTTATAGTGTGACTGTATTTTTAGGCCTTCTTCCTTGACTTGCCTTATCAACGCGCGAACGTCATCAAGGGTCATGTCCTTGTATGGCTTCCTCGCCAATGCCATGGCCTTCTCCCTGCGAAATTTGAGGCTGTGGGGCTTCCCCGAGGTCAGGAGGCCACCCATACCACCCTATCGCCAGAATAGCCAGGGAAACGGCGTATCAGCCTCAGCCGGACGCTCTTTAGTTGTGGATACAGCTTTGCATTGCGATAAGGATTTCTGGCAGACTGCTAATTCTTTATTTCCGCCTGAGGCCTGGAGTTCATATCTAGATACAAAAGCAAACCACATTATAGCTCCCATAGTTAGCACAGTAACTATAGTCACCCAGCTGTCTAAGATATCTAGCAACCCAGGCAGAAATACAGTTTTCCATAACCAAATAACCCCACTAAAGAGGGCATTAATTAGTGGGGATATCATTTCAAACAAAGAAGCCAAAAACCGTAAAGCAGAGGTTAAAACAATTACAATCGCGCCACCACCTGGAAGCCAGGAAAGGAGAGCGGTTAAACCCGCCGCTCCCGCTGCCCATGGTAGCCATTCATTGAACTGGGTTTGAAGTTGGGTCAGGATTTCCATTTGTGTCCACTGGTGTTTCAATCTTAGCTACTTCATTAGCTATTCCAGAGGGAACCCAAGTTCCTCCTTTAGCATCTTGCATCATTAGTTTATCTAACCAATTGATGAAGATCCACATTATTGCGGCTCCCACCGATAGAGCAATTAACATCTTAGCGTCAATTACCCCGCTAGCCATTGTAAACCATTCTTTAAAAATACTGAAAGTATTCAAAGTAAATAAGCCACCGATAGTAGTAAATAAAGTCTTAATAGCTGTACGCATCCATGCGATGCCTACTAGTTTTCTAGAGCTTTCTCTAATTCTAGTATCTTGCGCTAAGGCCATTACTCTTAGATACAATGGAATAACCCCTATTTGTTTATCTACTGTACTAGGATCATATTCGCCATCTGCTACGTACTTGCCTCTTATATACAAGTTAGTGCCGCTCCAGAGGTAGGGACTCGGCACGCCTTTATTATGATATCCAAGACCGTTATAACGTTCGCAGCGGTCACAAATATTCTCTAACGTCCAGTCTTTTTTACCATTTAAGTGTTCATGTACAATGGCGTCTGTAGCGCTATATGTCCATTCGAAAGGAGGGTCGCCAGGAGGTCTGCCGGCAGGCTCATGTATTGTTTGAGCTTTAAGACTATCCCCATTATGTAAATGTGTCTTAAAATCTAAATCACTCTCTCTGTAATGTATACAACCTATTATGGCCCAAGGAACAGCAGTCATAGTTTCTACTATTTCGTATTTAGCTCTATTAGCTATTATTAAGTTAGCTGTGCGGTCTATAATTGGTTGCCATTCAGGCAATACCTGCATTTGCTTTAATAGCTCTGAGTATCTGATTTCTTCTTGTGTTGGCTGCGAGGGCGCAGCAATGATTACATCTTCAGCCATTGGCCAACGTGTCCCTTTACACTGTGAAGCTTGAAACGTTGATGTCGTGACGCTATCATTTTGGTTGCATCCTATACATTCCCATACAGTACCTTTAATAGCCCTAATGCACGTTACATGATTACCGCCTGGTCTAGGGAATATAGCTATGGCTCCGACCATAGGCTTGCAAGGTACACCGCACCTCATCCAACTTATAGCTGCAGCCGGTGCCGCAGGGATCTTATTAGCCATACCCACGTCGCTAAATACACCAGCCATGCCTATTCCACACCATGGCGTAGTGCTATCGTCTGTCATATCAGGGTAGTGAGCTGGTCCGTGAGCCCATGCTATAATTTTAGGGTTGCTCTCTGGCCCTGGTACTTCTTTAAATCCCTGGTTTTGTAGCTTAATTAAATAATCTAGCCAAGGGGTTTGCATGTATACTCCTAGAAGTTAGACGCTACTGTTTTATTTACCCCTGTACCGCCATCACTTACTCCAGGTGAAATATTACCCGATACAAGATTATGAGCTATAATGTATCTATCAGATGTACCAGCCAATACAATAATACCAAATCCTTGGTTATTACCTGAACCTATATTGGGATCAGTTCCGCATTGGTTGCCCGTTATTACAAAGTCAGTAGCGTTAGCAGCTATAATTATCCCATGAAATGAGCCAGCTCCACCAACTGAATTATTCTGAACCAAATTATTAGTAAACTTACATACTTTAGGCCCAGCTTGTACTAATATACCATGTTGGAAGTTACCAGCTATTCTACTAGTGGTAATCTGTACAGCTCCAGTATAAGTAGTTGCTACTGTAATACCATTAGTAGTTAGAGAGCTTCCAAACCAAGAATTAACGGCATAAAAATCACAACCTCTATTAAGAACTAAACCCTCTTGTAATGTATGATCTGTTTCTAGATTATTAGCAAATACCCAGTTGGGCCTAGTAGTTATACCTGAATTAGTTGTGTCTTCTGTTAGTACGCCATGAAGTCCATTTATTGTAATAACGTTATTCATTCTAATAGAAAACGACTTGGAATCGAATACTATCCAAGTTAAGCTATTAGCTACAAATTTCCACCTAACAGTATTATCTATAATTAATTCACTAAAAGCATCTTGTGCACTAAACCCTGTAAGAGGTAATCCACTTGGGCCTGTACCGGCACCAGCAGATGTTCCACTTGTTGTGCACTGATAAATATTACCATTATTAAATATAATATCGTTAGCAGTAAACGCTGTAGTAATAGCCCAAGTTTTAACAGGCCCATAGGGCAATGGGTAGGGATTATCTGCTACATACTTATCTATAGTAATACCAAAGAGACCCGTAGTAGAGAAAGTATTTATACCTCGAATACCCAGCATACTCCGGGTATGTACTTCATTTATATGTATCTCTGAACCACCTGCGGTATTGATGCCATTATATGCGTTTTGGATTAGTACTCTATTCATTCCACATTGGAAACTAACACTATTAAATGATACAGCGAAGCCTGAAGTCTTTCTTACAATGGGTATAATCGCTATGTCTTCTAACCATATATATTGTTCGTTTATGGTTATGTCATCGCCGGTAGAATTAGTTGGTCTGAGAGTAGTTCCAAATGCAAGTAGAGAAGCGTTTCTAGCAGAACGTCCCTCGCCTTTAATTATTATGCTTGGGACACTTAAGGTAGGAAAACTAGAGAACACATAATCTCCAGCGGGGAAATATATAACCCCACCGTGTCCTCTAGCCACAAGAGAATTATAAGCAGCTGCTATAGCAGCTGTGTCATCAGTGCTGCTATCCCCCTTAGCCCCGAAGTCTTTTACGTTAATAGTATAAGTGGGCAGCGCCCAAGTAGCATCTTCGCGTAAAAACCTAACACTATTAGTTGTACTACCTGGATCAGGTACAAGACCCGGCGAATGCGTAGACCCTGAGGGATTAAAAGCGCTATTCGGAGCATCGAATAACGCTATAGGTTTGCCAGTTAACCAATTAATAAATTGTTCAGTGGCTTTAACCGCGGTCATAATACTGTGTTACAACAGTACTATGATTTGGTTCTAGCTGCTAATGCCTTTATCTAGTCGACAGATGTTTCTTCGTTTTCCTCCAATATATCTAATTCAGGAAAATCATTTTTAGGAGGCTGTTTAGGGTCTTCACCTAAATCAGGCCTAAGGCCCATATTCTTCGCATAGCCCATTAAGTCTAAGCCAGCTCTGTCTTTTCGGATAAGCGCACTTAGCATATGTCTGTCCATCTTAGAAGCATACATATCATAGTAGGATATAGGCACATCTCTACCGAATTTCTCGGGACGGCTTTCAGATTGCATCCTATTAAGTAAACTAAAATCGTTCTCGTAATAGATCATACTATCACAAGGGTTATTATCAGGTCCCGGCAAAGTATGCCCAAAAGATAACACCTGTAACTGAGCAAGCATAATATTATTATCGCCCTCGTTAAACTTTTTCTTTTGTTCTTCTATTCTTTCGCTGCCCATATTGCCCATCATAACAGAGACTTTATGCCCATCTTTAAGAAGCGTATCATATAGGTTCTTCATGCTTAGTCTGAACCTACAGGGTATAATAACCTTGTGATCTATCTCGCTCTCTAGTATTTCTCTAACAACTCTTATGCGAGCGTTGTCTTTAGGTTCAACAAGATTATGCTGATTGCCGTCTTCATCGCCGGCAATGCCAGAAGAAATCTGCTGTAATCTAAGATATCTAGTTAGAGCGATAGGAGCTGTAATCTTTGTGTCGCTGTTAAGCTCAAAGATTAAATCATCTTCCATTCGCTTATACATGCTCTGCAGCCCAGGGTTAAGAACAACCCGGCGCATGGGCTCGTATTCTTTCTTGAACCCAGTTAGGTATTTATCAGGGGCTATATAGATATGCGGCTTCATATGAGCCTGAAGTATACTAGTATTTACGTTTCGTAAGAATTGCCTTCCCTGATACCCACCCATAACGACGTAGCGATGTTTATGCTGATGAAAATTAAGCTCTGTAGCTTTGATGAATTTAAGCTGTGCCCACATATCGGCATGACTATTTGCGGTAGGGCGACCAGATAAAACACGAGCATATGCGCACTCACGAGAGAACCCGAGCGCTGCCTTACACATACGGGACTTTGGGTCCTTGATTTTGGTGCTTTCGTCTGCCACCACGTAAGTACGTTTAGTATCAAAGATTGGGGTATCTTGTAACTCCAGCATGTCAAATTCTTCAAGAAAGACACGCAGACTTTCGTAGTTGATAATAAATACTCCACCTTTTTTATTTCTACTAAAGAAGTGCCTTGTTTGATCCTTCCTCTGGCTAGAATAAATACAAATAGGTATGAATGGAGATACCTCTTCAATCTGTTCACGCCATTGATCCTTGATTGAATTGGGCGCGATTATCACGCACCAATCTACTTTGCCTTGTTGTCTAAGGATTGTAAACTCAGCGAAGGCGGTCCATGTTTTGCCTAACCGCTGGCGCATGAAATACGCGAAGCCAGGTTTTCCAAAGCCAGCAGCTAGTGCTTCTAATTGAACCTCGCGAGGCTCAACGTCGAACGGCCAAAGTTGACGCGCATCCGTCAAAGTCATAGATGTCTGAGATGTCGGTTGATAATTCATATTTCTTCGCGTTGCCTATTTTAGGGATAGGGACATTTGAAAAAAGCTTTTCAACGTCAAACCTTTTAGTACTCAACGCGGGATCATACTTGACATAAGAGCACGTTGTCAAGAACGAATTTGTAAAAGTATAAAACAATGGAGTACCATGTGCAACCAATGCAGCATGGATCTCTTTCTTGTATATAAACCCTATTAGTCCCATAGCTGAATAGGGAGTAATATTATGGCATTTATCTATCCAATGCATTTGCATTTCAGTAAAGGGTACTTTCCTAAAAAAAGTATCCCGTTTTATTTCCCCGAGCCATTTAGCTTCAAGTAAGATTGGCATATACTCAGGCATGATTATATACAAGTCTGGAAGCCCCGCAAATGTTGGAGCTGCCAGGCTCATGGCGTAACCTCGCTGGTTCTTCACCGACATTTTGAAGGATTTTTTAAAATCAGCTTCCGTTTTCATTGTCAATCTCACGCTTACGCTTAGAAAATCTAACTACATCTACTAAATTAAAATACATACAGCTGCCCGCTTTGAATTTATCTTCTATTAGAGATAGCTCGTTATGAGCTTCCCATGATCTGAGCTTACCGTTCTTATCTCTAATAGTATCTACGTAGTAGAACCTAGGCTCCTGTTCCATATGTCGCCTCCGACCAATCTGAGCCTTTCTTATAGTCCATTACAAACGGAACAGATAAATTAAACGGCGGACCATTTACATCTTCAAACATAGAAGCCAGAATAGGGACTAAATGCTCATAATCTTTATGTATCTGAAATACCACTGCGTCGTGAATATTCAATAACATATGACAGACTTCTTCTAGGTTATTTTGTTTTAAGTAGTTATCTATTTGTACAATCTTATATTTTAGAATATCCGCAGAACCACCTTGTACGATCCGGTTAGCAGCACGATAAGCAAATCTAGGGTTATCAAAGCGAGAACGACGGCCAAGAATTGTTTTAACATAGCTGCGGTTCTGTGCCACTTGCGCGGCTTTCTCCGTAAAACCTGGATTATTATAATCACGTCCAAGCATCTTAGGAAATCGCGCTGATAAGTCCTTTAGGATATCTAAAGCGTCGTCATAACTTATACCAAGCTGCAGAGCTAACTTGCCTGCTCCCATCATATACATAATACCAAGGCCAATAGTCTTACATCTGTCGCGTGGTTGGTGTATATACGACCCAATGATATCATACATATCAATAAAGGGTGTTTTTCTGTAACCTTCTAGAAAAGCCGGCTCCTGAGAATAGTGAGTAAAAAGTCTTGGTTCAGCTTGAGAATAATCGTACTCAATATAAAAGAAATCTCGATCAGGGACAAACAAACGGCGATATATACGACCAAGTTGCTTATCGCGTTTTGGAACCTGCTGCATATTAGGCCAAGAACTAGAAAGCCTCCCAGAACGAGTTCCATGTGTTTCGCCTCTAGTTTGATTAAACGTAGTGTGTATTTTGTCCTTGTATATATAATCGTCTAATACTTCTAAGAAAGAAGACTTTAAGTGAGCTAATTTTCTAACATTTAAGATCGCCAAACCTTCAGCTGTCGAGCTGAGAAAATCTTTATTGAAGGAAGGTTGCCCATTAGGAAATCTTTGACTAGGCGCAGTCATTGGCCAGTCGTCTATTTCACAACTTTCAAAGTATTCTTTAAGATCTTTACCTGATCTAACATTAATACCTTTTTCTACCCCATACTCGTCTATTTCTACTTTAATCTGGGAAAGCGCTTTATAGTACATTTCCCCGACTTCGTTGTTTACTTGAACAAGTCTTTCGGGATCTACCCTTACTCCCCTGCGCTCCATTTTCTGGAGCACATAAGTAAGGTGATGCTCCATATCTGTAACGATATCTAGCCTTTGTTCGTATATCTTTTTCTCTTGAGCCATTGCCAATTGGCTAGTTGATAATGTATCCCCTGCACCGTAATCCACGGCCACGGGATCGTCGCCACGCAAGCGATAAAACAAGCCCATACTATCACGGGTAGGTGCGCATCCAAATTGATTGGCAATGTGTATATATAAGTCTTTACCCAGCTTAGGGGTAACTCCGTCATAGGATTTACATACGTTTTCAAGGCTGTATGACCTCCTATTTTCATCGATAATAGCTTCCCGAGCCATTGTGCATTTAACCTTGTCGCCAAGTTTAATGCCATGGTTCTCTGAAAAATGCATATCGAATTTTATATTATGACCGACAATTTTTCCAGGGTGGCGAGCAATATCACGGCCAAGAGTACGCTCAAATTCTTCAATGCAAGAAATATTTCCTCCCCCAGCATGTCGAACAGGTATATACTCAGCATCACTGCCGTCTGACACAGAATAGCCGCATACAAAACATCTTTTCCAGTCAAGTCCACTTGTTTCGACATCGTACGCGGGTTCTCTAGTCTCATTTAAAATACGAAAAAACTTTTCAATATCAGGCATTGGTGGACCCGCCAGGAATTGAACCCAGATAGAGACAGTTATGAGCTGCCGGCATTACCATTATGCTACGGGTCCGAGTTTCTTATTGTTTCGCCTTTATATCAGTAGTAGTAACCGGAATAGCAGGCGTATGGGTATTTTTAAGCCTACTGGCTTCCATTACAGGCATTCCGGCTTCGGTTGGAATGTAAATAACCTCTCGATGTACAGACTTGCCATGGTCTTCGAGCATTTGAATATATTTCCAACGTAAATAATTATCAGGGCCACCTAAGCCTTTAACAACTATTTCGTTAGCTTGAGCAACGCCTTTAGCGCGCTCTACATCTGAGGCGGCTTCAAGCTTAGCGGAATCGAGTTTAGCTTGCGCCTCTAATACTCTAATCTGACGTGTACTCTCTGCTTGAGAGTATGCGGCATGCCCAGCCATTTCTTTCATATATACATCATACTTAGGACAGCCCCACATCCCAAGTGTAGTAAGTCCAATAATAACAAAAGCTATCAAACCTACTGTGCTAACGATAGCTGTAGTTTCTGATGGGTTTTCGTCGCGTTGTCTCATTTTATTTCCTCTACTTTGGTGCGCTCTGCCGGGATCGAACCGGCAAGGGAGTTACCCGAGAGATTTTAAGTCTCTTGCGTCTACCAGTTTCGCCAAGAGCGCTATTCAGCTGCCAGCTTCATTTTCCTTACACCATTACGATTATCTGATTTGTAATTTTTACTAGTCGAGGGTTTGCTGCGCATGACACTGTTGCGCCAGTCATAGTAAGCCTGACTATAACGAAACGGTTTCTTTTTGTACTTTTGATATGGGGAGGCTGCATTACCATTACGTGCGGAATGTCCCATTTTTCTACCATTCTTCATAGTACGACCCACTACTCGCCTAACCAACTTTGCAACGCACCTGAGTAATGACATAATACGCTCCCGTAACAATTTAATGAAATCGAGGAGGGATAGAGGGAGCTAAAAGAGTCCGGGGGGAAACTCTAGCTCGCCAGCGGGGGAAGACGCTTACCCTATCCCTCCTCTATCGCTAGGTACGTGAGGGAGACATACCCAGCGAATTAAAATGGAATTTCGTCGTCGTTAGTCTTTACACCTGCAGCTTTATCTAGCTCGTCTTGACTATATTCAACTTTATAATCGGCATATGTTTCTGCAAGCTTCTTAGCGGCCTCATATACATCCTTAGATGCATACCCTTCTAGCTTAAAGTTTGGTGTCGTCCATTCCCCATCGTTGTTGTTTTCTTTCTGAGCGAAGCACCTAACCATTAAACACGAGATAGGTTTACCTTGTCTTACCATCATAGCCAAAGAAGTGTTAAACCCCTTAGCATTTGGTAGCCCAGTTTTAGATACACCTAAAACACAGGGGGAAAGTTCAGGGAGCGCTGGAAGATAGCACAGATACTCATAAGAGATCGTTGCAGCTGGCGGGCTATCCGAATTATCGGGATTAGCTGACCCGAACTCGGTTAGGCGCGAAGACGCCACGTCTTTCCCAGTCTTCCAGATAACTGGTGTTTTCACTCCCTTTAGACGTACACGAAACTCTTGATTACCACCCGTCGCCCAGGTTCGTCCGTCAACGGAAAAAGCTAGTATACCACCGCCTTCATCCGTACGCGGGCGCCATAGAATTACCCGCTTATTAACCAGGGCAGGGACGAATAAGAAATCACTGCCAAGAGGAAGATTAAGACCCGTATGCCAAAAGGTATCTTTCTTTGCATTAGGGAAGTTCTCCAGCTGTGGGCTCAAGCCTTGCAAGAGAAGTATCCTAGGTGTTTTAATATCGTCTTTGCCTAGACCTTCTAAGCCTGATTGTTCTAGCTTGGCGGGAAGATAGTCAGGCGCGCTATCAAAGGATAGCGGCACCATACTAGAATTGACTTTTGGTTTTACTACCTCAGTGGACTTGCTGGCCATGATGTAACTCCGTTTCTACCACTCTCTTGCCCAGTTGTTTTAGTTTCTCGTCTGAATAAGGGATTAACTTAAAGACCGGGGGATGACTAGATTTAATAACAAAATAGTTAAACATACCATCATATTGTAAACATCTACTTTGGACTAAGTATACTCTACCTTGAGTAGCTAATTTATATGCAGCTTTTCTAAGCTCACGGGCTAATATGAAGTCAACCAAGTTATAGCCCCTGTAATACAAAAACCTATCATTTGGCTTAGCATCCATAAGCCAAATATATAAGCTATCAGGGCTAGCCTGGGCATATAAGCTATCAGAGGTGATAATTGGGGAAGATAGCTCATTCATGTGGCCTTCCTCACTTGAATATAATTCTGTTTATGAACAGATATTAAATCTTCAGGAGGCCATTTCCCATTTGTTTCAAAGTACTCAGCAACAAAGCTAGAGAGTTGTTTAGGATTAATTCTTGATTGGATAAGCTCTGGTACTTTTGCTTCTTCTTCGATCCATTTATGGGCAGCGGGACGTTTATCTTCCGTAATGTTCGCGTTAATTCGCGTTGACAAGATAAAATTTCTTCCTGATGATTTAACACTATCAAAGCCGAGAGCTTCGAAGGCATCCGGTATGACCTTATTATCTAACGTGGTATAGAGGAGGGTAATCGACTTCAAAAGCTCTTCTAAGCGCTTTTTATTATCTCTTAGCTCAGCGAATGCTTTAAGAAGGGTTGGGAGGTCTGTAGAAGGGATACCGTCGAAAGTAACCATAACGTCGGTTATGGTGCTGCTTAGCTGTTCCAGCGCAGTCTTGAATTTTAGTTTTTCACTCATGACTATTCCCCAACTCGTCAGCCTGCTGTCTAGCATGGGGCCTGGGGAGTGTCAACCGAAAAAGGCAATCCTCTAGTTGCTGATGCAAGGCTCTCTAGAGAGAACAAGCGCCATTAGCGCAGTTAGAGGGAGACACAAAACTATCAGTAAGGACGTTATAAGCAGACTTTTCTTTCTTAGTTTCTACTATTACAGCTCCCCTAAGAGGAGTAGGCCTATAAACTGTAATACCCTTTAAACCTAATTCAAACGCTTTAACGTAGATTTTGGCGTAGTCTTCGTATGTACAACCGGCAGCTACGTTCACTGTCTTACTAATTGAACTATCGCAGTGGCGCTGTATAGTAGTAGCGACCCGCATATGATCATCAACAGAGCAATCATTAAGTGTCTTACCTTTAAAATCGAACTTACGGTAGTTATAATCTTTGAGAGTAACATTTATTTTACCCTCTTTCATGTAAACATCTCTATTCATTTCATAGTAAAAAACGGGTTCCACGCCTGAAGAAACGTTATGTGCACATTGTGAAATAGTTCCACAGGGCGCGTAACTAATAAGGTGGGAATTTCTAACGCCGTGAAACATAATTTGGTCTTGCAAATACGGTGAAAGCGACTTGACGAACTTGCTCTGTAAATAGTCAGTACCGTACTTTGAAAAAGGCCCACGGGTTTTTGCCAATTTAATCGAGGCTTTATAGCACTCTGTCTTAAGAGTATCGCACAGCCTGTCCAACACACTACAAAACTCTGGCTCGCCATAGTTGGGTTCCTCGCATAGCCATTCAATAGCGTTAGCTATGCCGGTAAATCCTAAGCCTATCCTGCGTTTTGAAATAGCCTCTTCTTTATGCTCGGGAATAGCGTAAATAGCATTATCAAAAATATTATCATAAGCTTCAACCCAAGCATGTATATCCTTCTTAAATAGACTAGCATCAAATACACGGTTGCCTTCTTTATCTAAATTTACATACCCTACCAGATTAAAACTACCTAACGAGCACAAACCATAAGGGGGAAGAGGTTGTTCGGCGCAGGGATTAGTTGCCTCAATAGTTTCGCAATAGTGTAAGTTGTTTTGATCGTTTAAACGGTCTATAAATATAATACCGGGTTCGGCGCTCTCGTATGCGTTTCTAGTAATCTTTTCCCAAAGCTGAGCAGCTCGTACTGTTCTATATACTTGGCCGTTAAAAATAAGAGGCCAATCGGCATCATAATGGACTGCGGCCATAAACGAATCACTAACCCCAACAGATAGATTGAACTGGCGATACGCATCCTTTGACATTTTAGCGTCGATGAATGCTTCGATATCTGGATGGCTGACATTCATTATCCCCATTTGTGCGCCACGGCGATGGCCGGAGCTAGCAATAGTGCTAGCCATAATGTCAAATATTTTCATAAAGCTTAACGGTCCTGTCGAGACCGTTTTAAGTTTCCTAATTTCCGCTCCGCGAGGACGCAGACTAGAAAAATTGTAACCAATGCCAGTCCCAAGGCGCAATATCTTGGCAGCATTACTGAGTGCAGCCATGATGCTATCCATACTATCATCAATATGCTGGGACACACTACAATTAAAGGGAGATACTTCACGTTGAGTTGCCCCGGTTGCCGCCTGAATACGCCCAGCAGGCAGAAATCTGTTTTCTATTAGACTGTTATATAAAAAAGACTTATGTATATCACTACTAGCTAAGTTGGTTGCAATTGTTTTTTGGTGTTCTTCTTTAGTTTGGCCTTCGTCTCTGTATTTTTCTTGATGAAGTTGATCATAATAAGCTAGTTCGTGATTTGGCAAATTTGGGTAAAATTCGCCCTTGGTAGGAGAAAACATAGACATACTGATGCCTCGGCTTTTATGGTTTTTAGGGGGCTAGAGCCCGCTATGAGGACTGCGGAATTGCACCGCAATGCGGACGCACACAGAGGACCCTAGACCCAAGAGGCGAGTGTAGCCCAAGGCCGACACACAAGCAATAGGGTCTGCACGCCTCTAGGAGCCCCAAGGGCTGGCGCCTTGCCGGCACGGTGTGACTTGGGCTATGGTTAAAAGGAAGGCCCTCACAGCGGGTTGCTGGAGGGCCTGAGAGGGAGGTGGACACAACCGCGAGGCATCGCTGTTATGGTCTAACCCCTTTATAAGTCAGTCAGGCTATATTGTCAAGGTACGGGCCATTAAATAGCCTGTTTAGGGGTAGCGTAGACATATGAAGTACGATACACTGCGAGAAAAGGCACTCGCAAACTTCGAACTTCTCTTAGACCTCTGGAAAATAGAATTTACAAAGATAACGGAACATGAATACGACTTACTTGCGACATGGCGACAAGATAGGAATTTCGGCTCATGTCGCTTCAACTCTAATAAAGGAAGGGGCGCTGATTTCGCTGGAACTTTTCTTACAGACAATGATTTCAAACTTCTTGGCGAGGGGTTTACCAAGTCAGATTATACTGGCTTCGCCGAAAACTCTCAATCTAAAGTCGGATTTGATGTTATTGGACTATCTCAAAGAATATACCGTCTTAACAACTATAAAGAAGCAGCAGAATACCTTAATAATGACCTTCGAGCTATTGTCGGATCAGAGAAATACATAAACCCAGCTTCAGACGCAGCCGAAAGAAGAAAGAAAGAATTAACTGAAAAAGCAGAGAAAATAAGAAAATACGCTAACGACCTATGGGAGAGTTCTAAGTATCATCCTTTAGAGGGCTCAGTTGGGCAAACCTACTTAGAGACCCGTAAGGTTTATATAAAAGAAAAGAACATAAGATTTCACCCCCATATAGTATATTCTCCCACTAGGCAGAGTTTTCCCGCTATACTCTTTAAAGTTCAAACTTCCTATGAGGGTCCTTTAGTAGCCATACATAGGATATTCTTAAACTTTGATGGCAAGCGCAAGGCAGACGTCGAGAACCCTAAAATGGCTCTCGCTTCTATTAAGGGTGCAGGCATCTGGTTTGGCGAATTAGATAGTACTTTACACATTGCTGAAGGACCCGAGAATGCTCTCACTCTAAGAGTAATGGGAGCTAAATTTGTTTGGTGTGGAATATTTAGCTCTAACGTCGCTAATCTGAAGCCACCAGGCCAAGTTAAAAAACTAATAATCGCAGCTGACCCTGATCCAGCGGGGCAAAACTCTTATAACAAGCTACTAAAAAACTTAGATGCTAGTGCTAAGCTTGGATTGGTGATAGACAAGCTGCATATAGATCCTATTAAAAAACCAAATGGCAAGTATGCGGACCTTAATGATATTTGGTTATCTATGTTATGACAGATGACAATCTGATCAATCTCCAAAAACAACGCGAACGTATAGCTAAACAGCTGTCTAGCAACAGCGAAGATATACTAACAACAGGTACGCATTTTCAGACTAGGGACATAGCTGAAGAGCACGAGCCCGAACTCAAACGAATGAACGATAAGTATGCTTTTATAGATAGTATCAGCGGCAAGCCTATGATCCTTGCCAAAGTCTACAATGAGGTTTTTGGCAAGAAAATATTCGAGTATATACTACCCGAAGCCATCAAAACTATCTACCAAAATACTCTAGTTGATGCCAGTACTAAATCAGGCAAAGATAGCCTCATGAGGATGGGGGATTGGTGGCTAGGGCACGCCCATAGAAGAACATATAAAACAACTACTTTCGAGCCCGAGAAAGAACCGGGCGAGTATATCCTAGAGAACGATGCTTACTTTAATATGTGGGAAGGGCTAGCAGTACAGCCTAAGAAAGGTTCATGGAAGAAGACAAGAACACATATATACAGGATACTCTGTAACTCAGACAAAGAAAAGTTTAAGTACGTCATGCGCTGGTTTGCATATGCTGTGCAGTATCCGGGTAAGCCTGCACAAGTTGCACTGATCTTTAAGGGCAAAAAAGGCACAGGCAAGGGCGTAATTCTGCAAAGTATGGCTAGACTTTTTGGCCGACATGGGTTAGTTGTGGCTAATAGGGAACATTTAACTGGTAAGTACAACCAACATCTAGAGTTCTCTACATACCTCTATGCGGATGAAGCTTACTATCCAGGGGATAAAGAGGTTGAGGGTGTTTTGAAAAACCTCATAACCGAGCCAACGCTAGCTATAGAAGCTAAATTCAGAAATTTAAAAATATGCAAGAACTGCTTGCATATAACTATGTCTACTAACTCTGATTGGGTTATCCCCGCAACCGAAGACGAAAGAAGATATTTTATAAACGAGATAGATAATAAGTATGCCAAAGGGGACTGCGCTGATTATATTAGAAACAAATACTTTACTGATATTTGGGATGAAATTCAGGGCGATGGTTTAGGAGCCATGTTATATGATCTATTGCATATAAGTCTAAACAGATGGGCGCCTAGAGATAATATTCCAGAAACCGAAGAATTGAAAAAACAGATAAGTTTAACATTACCTAAGGTAAAATATTGTATATTAGAACTCCTAGAAGAAGGCACATTCCCAGGAGCCATAAATTATAAGGGTGAATATACTATAACTTCTAGAAACTTAATGTCTTATATACATAACTTAGATCCTAGCTATAAAACTATAACAAGCAGAGGCCTAGCAAGTTTTATGAAAGTATTGGGTATCGTTCCAAGTAGGACTAATAAGTCTAGAATATATGTATTTCCTGAATTAAATCTTTTACGGGCGATATGGAGCGAGAGAGTAAATAGACATACTGAATGGAATTTAGAGGAGAAGTGGTTAGTAGAAACTGTGAAGGATGTAGAGTACTAGGAGAAATACAATGGCATTCTGGACTAGTTACTATCCGAAAAAGAAAAAGGGCAAGGAGCTAATCAAAGTGTCCACTCAATCTAATGTCAACAAAGGCAACGGTTATGATAACCGTAAAGACTACGATGAAGAACCCTATGAGGAAGACGACTTTAAGAAAAGAGCAGCTGAGCTAGAGGGCGAGCTATTAATAGCTAAACAAGAGCTCAAAAGATACAGAGAATCCATAGATAAAAACACTGAGTTTTTACAGAAAATCATCTTAGAGCTTATAAATAAAAAACCCGAGGTAGTAGCACCCCCCAAGATGACAGTAGCAGATTACCTTGCCCAGAAGAAAGCCGAGGGTGTTAAGAAATTACCCTAGCTAGGGTATAAACAAACCCCATATCTGTAGGTACTCCGTCCACACTAACTTCTACTACAAAGTAGTGAGTGTGGTTTTCTCTTATGAGAAGGCTACATATAGGCTGTAACGGCCCTATACTCAGACATAACCCATCCGTACCTAAGTTATGGGTTACCTTGTATACACCTACGCCTAGCTTCTCTAATTGGTAAGCTGGGCCTTGGACTAATTGATCATTAACGACAGCTCCAGATACATTTAAAGATATTATTTGTTTAATAATATCAGGATTATCTGCAGCACCTGCAAAAGGTACTTGATCAGGTCTAATAACCGTAGCTATAACTTGGGGTAGCCTTATATCTGTGTCTAAGAGTTTAGCTCCTCCTTCAGTAACTATTTTAGTTACTGTTTGAACTACGTCAAGTGGTAAAGGCTTAGGAATACGCTTCTCTCTAGGAGTTTTATCTATAATTCTAGGGGCTTCTCCAGTGTTAACGTCTATCTCTAGTATTGGAGTTACTTCTAGGTTAGAAATAGTTTCTTCTTGAGTTGTCATGTTATCCCTGCCGCTTGTTGTGCGTGAATAATAAGTACTTGATCTATTGCAGTTACAGTAGCCGATAATATGAATACACCTTTGCTATCTTGCGTAGATGTATCTACTGTCGACGTAGATGATGCTCCAGAGACCGTGTTTTGCCAATTAGCACTGCCCCCATCTGGATTAAATAGACCTATTGTTCCTGTACCTCTAACTTCTACTGGATATCTCCAATATATACCTGTTCTAGATGCAGCTCCTGCTATTACAGATAGAGCGTTACCTCTGCCTGATCCTGCCCCAGGAAATACAGCATAGTCAAAAGTTTTCTGATAATGTCTTTTACATCCTTGAAGCATCTGAGGAAAAGGTATTCTATCATAAGCAGTAGCTATCCAAGTAGAAGGAGAATTTTGTACTTCTAATTGTATATCATCAATTGTAAAATCATCAGCTGCGCCAGCTGTACCTGTGGGGTTCCATAAAAACGCCAATTCAGCTTGAGTAATATTAGTAGGTATTGTTATAGTACTATTTACTGCTACAGCAATAGTAGGTCCCCCAGGCGTCAAATTAACAGTAGTACTTATTGGTGTTAATTCGCCTGTATAAGGGACATTTGCCCTCCTAGCCGCTCCTCCTGCGCCTGTTCCAGTAAAAAGAAACATAGTTAAAGTACCGCTAGCGGGCGACCAATTAGCACCTGCCTTAACAAGAAAAGATAAAGTAACATTCTTACCCTTCATTGCAATTACTTCATCTTGGCCAAAAGGAAAACCAAGCATAGATGAAGCAGTTCCAGTCTGACCAGCATTACGCCTAAATCTATAAGCAAAATTTGATTGAGAGACTAATCCCGCAACACCATTTATTGTACTATCTTCATTAACATCTATGAGCGCATACCATCTATCCGCAGTATAAGATATAACAGGGCTTGTCAAGTTAACTACAGGAGACAACCCGGTAGTTCGTTGCCATATTTCAAAACTACCATTCATCCATATTATATTTCTATTAGATGGCTGAGCTATAAACTCCTGCATATACTGAGTTAACGCTCCCCCTAAATCAGTATGTATACTATTCCATATAGAACTCTGAACTACGGCACCTGGAACAGCTGTAGTTGCGCCTGTTACTTGTATATACGTACCGGTAGTATCAAAAGCCATTAGATACCTGCATCAACCATAGCGTGTATTATAAATAACTGATCAGTAGCTCCAGCTGTAGCAGCTAATATAAACACACCTTTAGAGCCTTGTGTAGACGTATCTATAGTAACTGCAGACGTAGCCGCAGCAGTTATATTCTGCCAATTATTATTAGCGCCATCAGGATTAAAAGCTGTTATTGTTCCTGTAGCTCTTATCTCTACAGAATAACACCAGTATATTCCTACTCTACTAGCTGCATTAGATATAACCTGCAACGAATTAGACCTACCACAAGCTTGCGCCGCAAAAGTACCAAGAGGAGGAGTTTTCTGATAATGTCTCTTACAGCCCTCTAGCATCTGCGGGAAAGTCATTCTATCGTAAGCAGTAGGTATCCAAGTAAAATTAGGAGCAGCGTTAACCTCTAATTGTACGTCGTCTATTTGGAACCAATCGTTTGCACCAGCTGTACCTATTGGGTTCCAAAAGAATAATACCTCTGCTTGAGTACCGTTAGTAGGAATAGTAACACTACTATTAACCGCTATGGTTACAGCCGCTCCACCTTGAGTTAAGTTAAATGCTGTATTTATAACAAATACTTCACCAGCATAAGGCGTACCTCCCCGCTTAGCCGGAGTAGCACCAGTCCCAATAGGTATAGCTACGCCAATTGTTCCGCTGGTGGGAGACCAATTAGCTCCAGCTTGAATAGTAAAGGTTAATGTAACGTTTTTACCTCTCATTCTAATTATTTCGTCTGTATCTAACGGGTAAGCAAAATACATAGTAGTTGTGCCAGTTTGCCCGTTAGTTCTTTGTACTCTGGCAGAAGATCTAGATTGACTAACCAACCCTGATTGAAATGAAACAGTACTATTTTGATTAGCGCTTGTAGTTAAATACCATCTATCCGCAGTATAAGCAGTATTAGCAGCGAGTACAGAAAAGTTAGAAGTACTATCAGCGCCACGTTGCCATACTTCTAAGCCTCCATTCATCCATAATAAATTTCTATTAGCAGGTGAATACATAAATTCCTGCATACCCTGACTTAGAGCTAATCCTAAATCAGTATGTATAGCGTTCCATACGGCGCTTTGAATAGTTTGACCAGGCGCAGCTGTAATAGCACCGGCTATTTGTGCGTAGGCGCCTTGCGAGTTAAAGCCCATATTACACCGCTACGTAGATTATTTTATTTAAGATAATAGAAGGCTGCACATTGTTATGAGATCCATCTGATCCCGATGCATCCGAAGTGAAAGTATGCGCATGGTTACCATCTGTTGTTGTAGTTGACGCTGTAGAAACACCAAAGATAGAACCACCAACTTTATTTGCTACGTCTAAATTCCAAGCTGAGGCGTTATAGTTGTGGCTATGGTTTCCATTGTTTCCTGTAGTACCTGTATGTGTATGGCTAGCCAACTGTGCGGTAGTAAGCTGATGAGTTTGTAATCCACCTACTGCGCCTAAAGTTGAACCATCTATACCACCCGGTTGATTGGTTAACCTATTAGCTGCCGAGCCTCCCATATTATCTTTGCCGGCAGTGACGCGACCTCTTAGATCTGGTACGTTAAAAGTAGTAGAGCCGTCACCAACTCCGTATGTAGTGCCTATGGCACCAAACAAACTAGAGAACGTGGTTCTAGATATAGCCTGACCAAAGGCTAACAACCATAACGCAGGAGCGGCTGCACCTGTATAGTCAACTACCTCGCCCACAACTCGGTTAGCAGCAACGGAGAAAGTACCTGTAACAGTTAAGTTAGCAACCGTTAAAGTACCCATACTAACAGACGTAGGCCCCAAAGTAATAATAGCGCTACCAGTAGATACAAACGTCCAAGCACCAGCAGAAGACCTATACCAACCTGTAGTAGTATCACTAGCTAAACTTAAAGAAGGCGCACCAGCGGACCCATCTGCTAGTTTAATAGGCCCCGTCATAGTCGAGACGCCAGTAGTAGCTAACGACGTTGTTAACGTGGAGCCTATATCTGATAAATTACTATTCATATCGGTAGAGCGTATAGTTGTATTAGCAACATACGAAGCTACCGGCAATGAATAGACGCCACTAGCGTTACGAGGCATTGACTTGAACCTTCAAACGTGCTAGTTGTAGGGTTGAAACATATCTTAAGAAAGGGTTAACCATGCTAGGCCTTCTGAGATTTTTAAAAACGGTTCTAGTAAGTTTGATTAATGCAGTGTTTTTATTCTTAGCTATATGTTGCGTTATATCGTCTGGAATACTCTTTGTATTAGCCATATCTACTACTAGTTTAGCTCTATTTGGGCTAAGTATATTTATGTTTTTTCTCATGACTCGTCTTATGGGTCGGATAGATACTTTTAACAAACGACAGGAAGATAGGCTTAGAAACAACATCAATCGAAAGATTTATCACGAATTATTGCTGAGGTAATTCTTCCCCTGGAGGTTGACTAGATACTATACTAGGCCCAAGCGCATCTAAAATAGCCTGAATATTAGGGTGATTATGTATTTTAGTATTGTTCCACCATGCAGAATTACCTACTGCACTTCTTACAGCTGGTCCTACATGGCTACCTAATAATCCACCCGCTAAACTACCTAACATAGCATCACTACCCCCTAAATGCCCCGCTAATCCGCCCGCTACAGCGCCAGTACCCGTATTAACAAGGGTATCTAATACATGGCTAGAAGGAGGTTGATGCAATCCAGATATTTCACCTTCCATATCTTCTAATACATCTGCTATATGCCCAAACTTAGCTTTACGAGCCTCGTCTACATGAAACCCAAAAGGATCATCTTTAGTGCCTTTTAAATCTGTTTTTGTATAGCGAGGGCCGGGACCTCTTCCCCTTGCAGCCGCTTCGAATGCAGCGCTTAATTCATCATGTGTAGGGGCTCTAGGAAGAGAAGGCGAAAATCCTCTACCTATTAAAGGCCCCGCTGCCCCACCTATAGCGTTTAATCCACCTGACCAAGCTAAATCCTCTGGTGTAGCCTCTTGCCCTTTTTCAGCTATTTTATCTGCTACGCCTAGTCCACCAAATGTGCCCCCTTGAGCCATTATATTACGTATTAGCCCTGGACCTGTAGAAGCGGCTACTCCACCCGCTATAGGAGCGCTAGATAATAAACCGCCTCCTATTCTGGCTCCGGTAGCAGTTAGAGGGTAATCTCTCTGTAGTTCTTTGCCGTAAGGATGTCCTGTATGTTCTTCGTATCTATCTGCGAGATTACCTACTATAGGAACTCCCTTAGCCATTTCATTGGCAAATCCGAGAGTTCTTTCTCTAGCCGCGTCCCCTAATAATCCTCTACCGCTCTCTTTTTTGTACGCAGGGTGGGCTTTTAAAGCCGTAGCTATCTGTTCGTCTGACCAATCATCAGGAACATCTACAGTAGTAACGCCTGGAATACCTTCTACAGGTACAGATTTATACCCAGCCATTATTTAAATTCCCATGCGCCTTTCTCGTTTATTCTCCATTTCTTTTTAGTATCGCCTTCTGTGGTAGTGGTTCCCTTATCTTTATCAAGCTTAAAGAGCTCTCTATAATTAGCCATTTCTTCGGGCGATATCAAAGGATTATCTCTATAAAATTTCTGCATCTTACGGTAAAAACCAGCATCTACATTACCACCATGCTCAGCAGCATAATCTAATACTTGATCATTATGATTTTGCATTCTATCATTAGTTTTTTGCATAAGGTTTACAACAGCTCTAACTGCTCCAGGCGACATATTAGGTGTAGCATTCATTTTTTCAATTATATCCATTTCCTTCTGGCGTACTTGACCTAGTCCTTGACCTCCTAGACTTTTAATATCATCAAGAATATTACCAGCTACCAACTTAACAAACGCTTGTGTAACATCTGAACCACTACCAGGAGGTGCTAATTTAAGCGTAGTAAAAAATTTACTAATCATTTCTCTTTGATCTTTAAACGAACCTGAAATAAATTTAGGATCGTTTACAAGCTGGGAAGCTAACTTTAATTGTGTTCCTCTATCTGCAGTAGTTTGATATGTTTGCTCAGCGTGGCCCTTAATGTCTTCATAACGTGTAGCTTGTTTCTCAGCTCTTGTATTCAATTCTGTTCCTCTAGCATGGCCTTCCTGTGCCCACTTCCAAACTTCATCTAAACTCTTAAAATCTTTAGTTCCGCCTCCTGGCAATGCAGCACTAAATCCGCCTTGTCCGTTCGGGATAAGCTGCAAATGTAGATCGCCAATAGAAAGAGGGAATGCTCTAGTATCCCGCTCAGTAACAATAGGCTGTTGCCCTGGAGTTGTAGGCGTAACGGTTTGTTTGCCGGTAGCAGTTTCGTACTCCCTGCCTTCTTTACGCTTTAAATAACTTTCTAATACTTTATCTGGATCATCAGAATACCTTAATCTAGCCTGTAACTGCGCATCACTTTCTATTGGATTTGCCGGCGGAATTGCGCCCTGAGGCCCCACGGTTGTAGGCGTAGTTGGAAAGGCTTGAGCCGTCTTAGTAGCGCCAGTTTCAATAGGCGCGGCGCCTGGAGCGCTTACAGCACCCTGCTCAGTTTGATCTATAGTGTCAGCAGTTGGACCGCCGGCTAACTCGGGTTGTCCTTCTTGACCCGTAAGAGACGCATTCGGAGAAAGACCTTCATTAGATGCAGGATTGGTACCTCCAAACCTCTTAGTCCATATAGGTTGAAATTGACCTGAAGTCATTTTCATGTACCATTCTTTTCCATACTGTTTTTGTAGTTGTATTCTGGTTGGATCTTTTTTTGGTACGTTTGCCCACACTGCACGCTGAGCCCAAGCTATTGCACTTTGGGGATCTTTATCATATCTAGCTCGACCTTCCCCTGTATTGAGCATATTAATCCATTCAGGTTTATCTGGGTTTTGTATTCCTTTCATAGCCCCATCAAAACCACGCTGATGCATCAAATAAAGAGTACCATGGTCAGCATCTTTACCTGTCGCAGCTTTATATTGATTATTTAAATCTGTAAATCTTCTAGCCGCTGCTTCTCTAGCAAGTTTAGGATCTTTCCACCTTCCACCGCTTAGACCATATTTTGCTATTTCTTCATCTGAAAATTGATAATCACCTTTATATCCATATTCATTAACATAAGCAGGATTACCTGTATTATTTTCTATGCTTTTTACTTTATCTAAAAATTCACTAGTTACTCCAGTGTTCTGACCAGTTATATTTTCTGGCGGCAAAGAAGCAGTCGATATATTATCACCAGAAGGCTCTGTAGCAGAAGGATTTAAAGATGCTACTTTATTAGATGATCCTTGAGGAGCAGCCGGACCCTGTACTTGACTAGCCGGATATCCATAACTTTTAATTCCGGGTTGCGCATTAGGATCAGTCATCCTATCTCTAAGAACTTTATCTTGTGAGCCTGCTATGTCTCTATACTGGTTACCAGCTAAGGCGCTAAGTATATTTGGAACGCCGTACATCCAAGAGCCTGGCAGCTTAGCCATATCAGCATTAGGCACATAATTGCCCTGCTTAGATAAGGCTTCCGCCATCATCTTAGCAAAATTTACGCCAACATTTGAGCCATAGACATCATCTACTGAATTAGGCATAAGGGCGGCCCACAGCATTACTGGATAAAGGTAAACCTTGATTAGCTTGAGGCATATTACCAATGCTAGGAGTTGTCTGAGAATTAATAGCTGGAGTGTTAGCGTTAGGTACTCCAACTTGCGGAGAAGAATTAGGATCGTATCCCGGAGATTGTCCTCCCAAAGCCTGTAACATAAAGTTATTGTTAGGGTTTGCAGATAAATCTGTTCCTGAATGAGCCCCCCAATTAGGCTGCTGCGAAGATGGATTACTTTCCAGAGACATGACACCTGAACTAGGATTTTTTAATGCATCCAATACTTGAGCCACACTATCAGAAATATTAGGTTGCGATCCTTTTATACCAGGTAATTCAATAGGTGCGCCATTTGGTTTCGGCATCTTATCCGCCACTAAATGACGAGGTAGGTAAACTAGCCATATTCCAAGGCATAGTAGGTAATTTCATTGCAGTCCCCGCTAATCCTGTAAACATACTCATCATAGCATTTTGCCGAGCAACTTCTTGTTGATAATTCTGGAATTGCTCGTCGAAATTAGTCTTATAAGCCCCTAAAACATCTGTAGCGCCCTCAGTAGCTTGAGGAGTATTAACAAACTGGCTCTTTAGGTCTGCTGGGCTAGTCATACCCATGATTTTTTGAATTATATTCATGGGTTCTTCATACTGAGACTGTGCTTGTTGGAATGCAGCTGGCTCCATTTGAGCCAGCCATTGCCCTTTTGTCAGGTTCTGCTGATTACTTACCTTAGCCATCTCCCTATCAAAAGTAGGGTTGCCCTCTGTAATGCCCTGATTAGCTAATTGAGTTCTACGGTTTTCACGCTCGGGTGACATAAACTTTTCCCAAGCAGCATTCATTGGCCCAGTCAAAGGATCAATAATGCCCATTGCCTGTTTAACAAAATCAGGAGGAGCACTATACATATCTGAAGAATTTTCAATCATATTCTGCCCGGTCTCTCCAAGACCAAGCTTTTGTGCTTCTTGATTTTCTAGTATTTGTTGTTCATTGGGATTATAAGCAGTTTTAGCTTTATATTTAAGCTGCCCTGTAATTGGATCTATTTCAGTTTTATAGTCTAAGCTACCTATTGCCGTATCTTGACCAATAGTAGCTCCAGCCATCGTATCTTTAAAAGCTAAAGATTTAGCAGCCTGATCCGCTGGAACAGTAGTAGCTACAGGTGGCGGAGTAGGAGCCTTAGGACTTTTCGGCATTTAATTTAACCCAATTAGGTATATTTTCCCGTGTTAATTTATAAACCAGAGCATCTAAAATTGTCCCGTCAGCTTCTTTATAATATTTCTCTTGCGTAAACTCATACACGAAACCTATTCTCTCTAGTATATGCAAAAGCTTTTCGTTACATTTAAACGGTTTAGCTGTTAATCGCTCACAACCATTGATATTAAACACAAAGTTATATACATCTCGTATAGTTTTTCTGGTTATAAACTGAGGAGCATGTAGATGTATTTCCATATTTGCCCCGGTGTAATCATTAAATATAGCTTGCCCTACTAGTTTATAATCCTTTATTAGGCCCATAGCAAAATATGGAGGCGTAATAGGATAGCCTGTGTTTCTAATAAAGTGTCCTGCAATCATTAATCCTATACTGTCTTTATCGCTACCATAGACAGTATGGATCATACTGGCCCACCATACTCTACAGATAATTCAAACGACATTATCTGAAGTGTTGGAACACCTGCACCGCTGCGAGTAGTAACACCATTTCCATCAAAAACAGCAGTGTCAAAGACTCCAGTATCGAATACGCTCGTAGATAACGCACTTGAACTAGCTCCACCACCAATTAGATTAACAATCATTCTAACAGCCAAAGCAGTTCCTAGAGCATTACAACTTAGCCAATTAATAACTGTTATAATGCCACTAGACCAAGTAGTCGCATCCCATAAAGATACATCCCATAAGGCGCCAGAGGGCGTTAGAATAGTAACCGGCGCAGAAACAGCTGTATCTGCAAAGTCTACATCTATTTGAATTGTGGGCGTTAACGTCCCATCTGCGACTAAGAAAGGTCTAATCATACCGGCGTTTTTAATTCTACCAGGCTCATCTAAATAATTAAACGCACACTTAACGTCGGCATTTATTCCCCCAACTAAGTCTAGACCTCCAGCATATGCTAGATTAACCGAGCCATCGTTGCCTCCAAAATATAAACTTCCATTAAATACCTCAAAAGTATTAGCGTCCCATCCAGTAAACTGCGTCCATGCTCCTGTTAGAGAGTTCTGCACGTACTGTACTTGGGTATTGTTCTCAACTTGAGGTATGTTTAGTATATACAACATTTGCTGTGGAAAAGATATAAACTCCCAGCCAAAGTTATTCTGATAATTAGTAATGGCTATGTTAACCGAGTTCTGTATTCTATTAGTAATAGCAACGGTTCTAGTGGCTGCCGGATCATAAGGCAGAGAAGCCGATATAGGTAAAACTCCTACTTCACTTATATACATTAAATCCGATCCAAGCCGCTTAAGACATCTTCTCCCAATAGGCTTAGGAAGATCAAAAACACCCACAAGGCTCCAAGAGTTAACATTATCAGGGTCCGTCCCTTTATATATAACAAACTGCCCTTCTGAACTCACAAATACCGCTAAGTCATCTGGGCCTTGGCCACCGTCTAACGTCCAAGTACCCATTGCCATCAAGAAACCACCTTTAGATAAGAATGGCCCTAAATCAAATGCTGTAGCTGCCCCTGAAATAGCATCCGATGCTAAATAATATATAATAGTAGAGTTGGTAGGTATAAGCCACAATCTTCTTTTAAAGGTATTTATACCTACAAATATAGATGCTCCTACACCCGTTGGGTTTATAGTGTTCCAAGTAGAACCATTAAATGTTATAAACCCGCTATCAGAACCATTAACAGCTATGAGAAAATTAATACCGCTCAAGCTTGGAGAAAAATTAGTATATTGAAATTTACTAGATGTTCTACCAGTTGAACTAATTACAGGAAGCCCATAATTGCTAACGTCCCATATTTGAGTACCAGTAGCAGCTAATAGTCTATTATTCCCATTAAGAGCTCTAAAAACCATTAGGCTATTAACTGCAGCTGTGCTAAACCCTTGGCACCAAGTGTTATAACCGCCTCGAAGCTCTAGCCAGCCAGTTCTAGGCACCCAATTAGTAATAGATGCAGCATATTTAGGCTCCATCGCTGCAATAGGCGAGAGCGCATCCCAACCACCTACAGGTGCAGGGATTATTTTAATAGCTACGTCTTTATCTAGGTAGCTACCTTTATTGCCCCAATCACTTGAATATTTATTTTGTGTATAGTCTACCATTAGCCTGTATTAGGTCCAACAGGTCCAGGGAAGAACCCATCCTGAACATTTGCAGGGGAAATAAATATTGGATTTTGGCGCTTAGCCATCTGGAGCGTTTCTCGACCACCATCTCTAGATATTAAACGCTCTACATATGCGTCATAGTCGGCACGCATTCTAGTCCAATCAAACCCTTTTTGGTTCCAAAAGCGCCATTTCATACCCATTATAACAGCTCGACTATCACAAGCTGGTATGTCTGCATCATTAGCAAACTGGAACGACATATTAGGAGGATTACCGCTAACTGCTCCGTTTACAAACACAATCTGATTAGAAATATATTCAAATACTAACTGTATCGGAGATGTAATTTCAGCGGGAGGTGGCCACAATCGGTAGTTATTTGGTAATGCCCCCAACTGTCTGAAGTGCCTACGCGGTCCTGTGGCAATAATACCTGACCTGTGCCATTGGTCAAGTTGAGGACTATCCGGCCCGAGTAATTCCCACCTATTGGTACGATCCCACCAAGTACGGTTAATAAAGCGGTCGAAATCAGCAGGTTCTGGATATGTATCTTGTGCAAAAACTATACTCCCGCCAACTACACCTAACGTACATTGCATATTAAGGGTTACAGCTGTAGGACTATCTATAGTTAGTATTCTCGCCCCAACGGGGATATTACTAGCCGAAACTGTCATATAATTGGCGACTAAGTTAGTAGTACTTGATATGTTTGTTATAGTCGCGCTATTAGTTGTAGTAGTCCCAGTAAGAGTAACAGGGGGAGTTACCGCTAAATTGTATTCTTTTTGCAAAAAGGTCCAATCATGTCGGCCCATAAGCTCATCAACTTCTTGATTAGCAAAGGCGAACATTTGAATAGTAGACTGATCACTAGAACCAACAACGCTAGATGGCTGGGGCAAGCCCAGCTCACCTAACGCAATTTGCGTCATTTGTAATAGTGTTTTTTGACTGCCAAAAGGCATAGTAAACCCCGCTTAGTTGGGGGTACAGCCTATTAAGCGCTGACCTTAGTAAAGATCCAAGTACTAACAGTAATAGGCTGGAAGATGGCATTAAAGTTAGAGGCCACCGATACGCCTGTAGTACCAGTATTAGCGGCACCAGCACCTAATAGAGTAACCGCCGAACCTGCAGCATTATTATTAGCATAAACATAGATAGTAGCACCTAACGTATTAGCTACAATCACAGGGTCAGCTAACGCAATACCACGATCAAATGCATCGCCACCAACTAACGGAAGCGCTACACCAGAACCAGAATTAGAGGCGTTGACAAAATAAAGCGCAGGAAAGCCACCAAGCTGCTTAGCAGAGCCGGCAGACGTTCCCTGTACCGTGACAGCCTGCACACGAATACCAACGCGAGCGGCCAATAAATGAGCCAATCCGAGGCCCATAAGATTTTCAGGAGTTGCCATTATCTTTTACCTTCAATTGCTCTTTGACTTGTTCCTCCCCGAAATTTAAAATTTCAGATAGAGGTCCACCGCCAAATACTTTGAACTCTATTTTACCTGCATACATCTTTAAAATTTGTTGAAATTCAAATATCTGAGCTAGCATATATCCCGCGCATAAATATTTTTTGCCGCCGGGAACGTCCAAACTAATTTCAGTTAGTTCGCCTATTCTCTCTTCCTTTGTTGCAAATTGATAGGAATGATGTTCACTTTCCCAAACGCAACTATCGAAGCCATATAAGTGAATAATCTTATACCCCATTCCGATAGCTGCAAAAATGCCTCGCGTACCAACTGTACAACCTCCCGGTATTATATTAGACTTATCCGGGAACATTTCTAAGTCAAACTCAGGATCACCTGCACAGTGCCAGATATAGACCTTCTTACCATACAGGGCCTTGAATACTTCTTTATCGCATTGAGAAGCCACTAGATAGGTAGTAAAGGAATTGCTGTTGATAAGATACTTTGCCATGACCGGATCAGGGTCACAGAGAATACAAAACTTAGGTATAACTCCATTCTGAGCAAGATAATCATGCACAGAACCACAAGCTAAATTAGTCTGATACTTGTTTAATTCAGGTAGATATTCCTTAAGAGAAGGCCCACCACCTATTACGGCAATGGGCCTTCCCTCGCGCCAAGCTAAGCACCTATTAATAGGTTCAATATTAGAGCGCCTAGCGTCTAAAACGTTCTGCCTAACTACTTCTGTAGGTATGGCAGGATCTATTTTTACACCATCTATCTTTGTAGACATTAATCACGCATCATTTCTTCCATAGTCTGCCCACCACCACCGCCAAGTGGATCAGTAATCGCTTCTTCTACTTTAGGGGCTCGTTGGCGGACTATTTTAGTGGGAGCATTGGCATTAATTCGTTCAGATTGAACGTCATACCCTTGAATTTGCGGGGGATTAAGGCTAGAGCGAATAGGATCGTTTACCTTTAACGTCATTCGATCTAATTGATCACGCATTTGCTGAACTTGATGCTCAAGAATACGTGTTTTTTGAGTTAATTCTTCGTTTTCGCGCTGAAGCTTATGGAAAGCAGTACCTTTAGTGGCGCTGTCTATATACTTTTTGGCTCTATTTACATATTCCTGACCACCACGGCCAACAGTATCAATAGCGTTAGCTGAAAGAGCTGCACATTGCTCAATAGTGAAGACGCCATAAGCACGCAAATTAGCGGCAACAGAAGGGTGATTGGGAAATAATAAATCAATTGGGGTTCCCTCAGGAACTTGGGTACGATCATGCACGAAATTCGACCATTGTTGACGAAAACGTTGCTTATCTCCGTCATTTGCTGGCCTATCAATGATATTCAGCATCTCGCCCGGTTGCTGAATTTTAATATAAATCTCGTCTCTGTGAATAGGACGGCCCTGATCAGACGCAACCTGAACAGACCTATTATAAAACATAACTAGAAGGTTACTATCGTCGCCATATTTAACGACACCCGATAAACCGCCAGCGTTCCAATCAATACCCGTAGCTGTGCGAAAATCACTCATTGTGTTACCTGCTCTTGCTGTTTCTTTAGCCCACTCGCTAAATCTGCTTTTAATGTTTCTTGGTATATCATTCTTACTAAGTCTGGTAATAATCCTTCTCCATAGAAAGTAGGATTAATCAGACCTGGATAAGCCTCCAAGAACTTTCTAAAGTGTTCTGCTTGAGCTAAATGATAACCCAAACAAGAATAGGTTTTCTCACTAGGACCATTCCAGTCCATACCTATCTTAAGTTTATAGACCTCGCCCTGAGAATCTTTTTCCTCTTGAGTTGATAGATCATAAGCATAAGATTGCTCATCGCTTAAGCAACTATCAAACCCGAAGAAGTCTATATTTTTATAACCCAACATAACCGACAAACAAATAGCCCTTAGTCCAATAGTGCAACCGCCCCCTACTCCTTCATAGTGATCTTCAATTTGAGCAAGCTTATCATTATAATCGTCGCTATGGCAATGCCACATAACAATCGGATACTCTTTAAGATGTTCAAAAATCTTGGGGTCACAGCCGGAAGCAAGTAAGTAAGTTGTTTCTGGGTGGGGATGTTTAAAATAATTAATGCTAACAGGATCAGGGTCACAAATACCGGCATACCTAGGAATAATTCCATGCCTTTGTACAAAATCATGAGAAGAACCACACGCAAATATTGTTCTATATTCTTTAATTTTATCTATATATTTAGTAACACTAGGCCCGCCACCTACTAAAGCAATCCTATTTTCGCCTTTTACTTTCTTAAACTCAGGTAGTTTCTGAAACCTAACGCACGGTAATTTAATGTTCTTTTTAATATTCTCGAATGTAACGTCGGAAGGGGTGGCGGCGACTGTAGTTACGCCGCCAACCTTCCTAAAAGAAGAAAGATCATTGTTTAGGTCTGCCAGTGGGGTCTGCGTATCCATAAAACAATAACCTTTCTCCCTTCGCCGCCCGTCAACCTATTATTAGGTAGACGTAATCATATATCCATCCATCACGAACTCAGCAGTTACGCCCGCAGACGTACCGGCCGCCGTGACGATAAAGATATTTCTAACCGCGATCACGCTAACGCTAGCGGTTAATGCACCTGCAGTTGCGGAAATCCACAACTGAACACCACGAGTAGCTGACGGGGAAATCTGAACACTAAATCCGCCGCGAGCTAACATAAGCGCCCAGAAGTAGTCACCGTTACCACCTGTGCCGCCATCTGCAAGAGTACTCTTAAAGTGAGCAATACCATAAGAGTAAACCGAAGACGCAGCCAGAGCAGAAGTAATGTTATTAGCTTTAAACGTGTTGTCAATGACAACCACATTAAGAGCTGTAACAGTCGTGGATGCCTGAACAAACATCCACTCTGAGCCACCAATACCCTGAGTACGGTTTCCGAGGCGGTAACCTTCCGCACCAGTACCTACGTTAGGATATTCAGGAAAAGATGCAGTCGAAAAGAAGCTATGTACGAACTGCAAATCATCACCGATTTGGGGGTCAGTCGAGTACCAGTTAGTAAATAAGGTCATTTTAAATACTCCTATGAACCTATAACTCTTCCTTACTGACCTATTACGTACCGATCAGGCCTTGTAAGAAAGCGTTGCTAAGGGTCATATTACCAGCCCATCCGAGCATACGGACCATGGCATCCTGGTTAACCGAGAAACGATCCGGGTCTAGAGGAACCATGTTGCGCGCAGCATGCGGGCGCCAATGGATATAGTTGGTATTCAAGAAATACATAAACGAGGTGGGAACACCGCCGACCGCCGTGCCAGAGCTAGCAACTTCGAAGGGTAACGGATCGCCCGCAAACCCTTGGAAACCACCATCTAACACAACGTCGCTATTCATGTATTTCAAAGATTGATAGCCGGCTTCTGCTAAATCTGGAGCGCCGCCTTCACTCTGAATACGCTGAATTGACTGCAACGCCTGGAGATAGAACTTATACATATTGTTGTCAGCCACGATCAAATCAGGGAAATCGCGGCCACGAACAAGCTGTACCCAGAGGCTATCCATATAACCAAGGATATTACCAGCGTTGGCGGGAGAACCACCATTAGTAAGTGCGCTGAATACTAAGTTACGATAGAAAGCCCATTGCGAGCGATCAATACCGCCAACAGTACCAGTAGACGGGCTAAGTGCTACTAACAGCTGGAGACCGCCAATAGAACCTGCAACCGAACCATCGCCATAAACACCATTACTCAGACCGTTCATAAAGGTCTGTTCGCCATTTTCGACGCGGCTCTCAAGCAGGTCAATAATGGCTTCCTCGCCAGCATTCTGCAACTCTTCCAAACCGGAAATAGAAACCGCTAACGCGGCCTGACGGATTGGAAATTCAGCTGCGGTGAATACCTGGCTCGGGTTGATGTTGATAGTCTGGTAACCAGAATACCACGTAAAGGTAGTGTTGTTGGCATAGTTTAATTCCTGAACGATCGTACGACCGCCAGAGAATGTCTTAATGCGACCTTTCTTGTTCAGACGAGCAAGTAAGGCGTTGTTTCGGGATACGTTATCTTGCAAAACGCCCGTACGGTTGCGGAGCGTAGTAGTAACGACTTCCGACAGGTTGGGAAATGCCATTTTAATTACTCACTAAGGAACGGGTTGAACCTTAGTTAACCCCTGGTCTCTTCAATTGCGGCTCTAATGCTATCTCTAACAGAAGTAGGAGTATTAGATTTACCATTTAAAGGTCTATTAGGAGTAGAGGCGCCCATGGATGGCGCACCGGGTCTAATGCTAGACGACGCATTTCTTGCCTTAGCAAGCTTTGCCGCTCTCTCTTTAGCATCCTTCGCAGCTTTATCCTTAGCCTCTTGGGCAGCTTTTTCTGCAGCTTCCTGTTGAATTTGAGCTGCGACTTCGGGATGAAGTTTAATTGCCGCCTCATAGGCTCCGTCTAAATCTACTTGACCGCCTTTTAATGGTACAACAGCCGGCTCGCCATTAGGTCCCGGACTTGATAACCGAGACATTAATCCGCGAACCTGTTCAAAATGAGGTTTATCTTGAGCCCAATTTAGCACTAATGCTTCAGCTGACGCTCTCTGTTGTTTCTCAAACGTCTGCTTAATTGAGCCAATTTCGCCGTTTACTGTGGATGCATATTGATTGAACCACTCGGGAACCTGATTTTGAGCTGCTAATGCGTCCTTCTCCGTTATTTCAGCGTCTTGAGCTCTAGAACTACCAGAGGCCAACTGATTAATATCAATGCCAAAAGATGTAGCTAATTCTTTGAACGAATTAACTTTAACACTAGGATTGGGGTGTCCTAGCGCTTCCATCCATTGGAATAATCGGTTGACTACTTGTGCAGGAGATGCGCCGTACTTTTGAATAGCTTCGGCACGCGGTGCTAGTACCTGCTCTAGCTCCCTCGCCCTTCTTAAGGGCTCAGAAATCTGTTGAAACCCGTCGGAAACTTCTTTCTCGCGGGCTAAAATATCTTTTTTAACATCAGTGGGTAACTTGTCCCAGCTGGCCTTGCCTTTAGTCTTCCAATAGCCGATTGGTTCGAGTTTAGGGCCTTTATCCTGCTTCTTATCAGCGCTAGTATCGCTTTCGTCTTTTTCGTCTTTACTAGCCCCGTCGCTGTCACTTTCATCCTTCTCTGTCGCCAAAGAAGCTTTGTCTTTGTCAGTATCGGTTTTTTCACTCTTATCGCGACTTTTTCGTACTTCACTTTTTTCTTCTTTTTCGTCGCTGGCCTCGACCTCGCCATCGGGCTCCTCTTTCTCAGCTACTTCCTTCATAGCTTCGCGAATAGAGCTACGAACGTCCTTCGGAGCTTCGGTCTGCCCATCGTCCTTACCAGGAATAACCTGTTCGGACTCGACCATATTTGTATCTTTTGCCATGCCCTAGATATCCTTAAAAGTGCGCAGCCCGTCAATTGATAATTGCGTTATCAATCGTACTTCAATTGCTTCATTTCTGTTTTAATGTCCCTGCCATTCTTAAGTTCGTAAATAGATTTTTTAATATCTTCACGGCGTTGTCGTTTATCCAATTTTTGAGGATCACGGCGCTTAAGTAAGGGAGCAGTATCATTACCAATCTCAACACAGCCACGGGCTTTAGTTTCGTTTCGGAATTTTTTCTTAGATGTGTAATATTGCCCATTGCACATATGCCTAGTGGGAGCCATTTCATCAGCAATAAATCTAAATTCTACTACTCTATTACCAATAGTCATGCGATTATCAGGAGTTTTATGATATAACCATTGGTAATAGGTTCCCTTGTCTACAAAACCATTAGAATTGGCATGTGGACATTCGGGTTTATATACAAAGCTAACCATTAGGAAGCCTTTTTCTTCGGTTTAGGTTTCTGAGCCTGTTGCTTCATCTTTAATTTATGCGCTGCTTCATTAGCTTCTTGTTTTTGATCTAATGTTTGTTTTTGTACGTCTGCTTTATATCTCTCATTCTGCATTTGCATATGAGATTTTTCGCGTTCTGCAGCTATCTCTTCGTGTTGGCTTTGTGCGCTTAATTGATGCTCAGTAATTTGAGCTTGTGCATCTAATGCGTGCTCTTGCTGATCTGCTTGAATACCAGCGTGTAACTTTTCAAGCTCCATACGATGTTTTTCGCGAGCTAATTGCATATCCATTTGCATTTTTTCGCGTTCAAGCTGATGTTTCTCGCGCTCTATTTGCATTTCCATCTGCATTTTTTCTTTTTCACGCTGATCTTTAGCCTGATCCATCTGGAATTGGCGCTGATCGTCCCTTTCCATACGTTCTTGGTCGCGCTGATCGTTTTGAGCTTGTATTCCAGCCTTTGTTTTCTCTATTTCTATAGAAGACTGAGCTTTAGCCATTTCTGGCGACGGAGGTGGATTATCCTCCATCTGTTTAGCCATTTTAGTCATTTTGGCGACAAAGTTATCAACTTCGCTCTCTAAATCACGCCCAGTGCGGTACTTTCTAACTCCCCACTGGAGAGTTTTAGCTAATAATGGGAGAGCCTGTGGCGCACTCTGAGCAATCGTCTCAAACTGTTTAAAGAAACCACCTAAAGCAGCAATAAACTCTGTCGCGTCTTGGCGTTCTTGATATTTATCTCCAAAAATAGTGCTGTCTGTCTCTATATCTATGCGGTAGCCTCGCGGTACGTCGTCCCTTAGTAATTTAATAGCCTTATCCACCTTCTGCATTATTAAAACTTCAGGGTCAGGTGGCTGCGGCGGCAACATAGTTGGTTGCGGCTGTAGAGGAGCAGAAGGATTAAACGGAATAACATTAGACGCCTGGAGCTGCGCTAACATTGGTGCTAATGGCGAACCTGGCTGCGGAGGCATTCCAGGCTTCGGCATTGGCGCTATCATGGGTTTTGGCGCCTGTGGCTGTCCTCCCCCCGGTTGTGGTTGTTGCCCCTGTGGTGGCTGTCCTTGGCCTTGCGATGGGGCTTGCTCGGGAGCATTAACTTCTAACCATTCCCGCATTATTGTATCTGGCTGCAGTGCGTCCTCAAACAAGATACCCGAGCTCTGTATAATAGTCTCATCTGAGAAATGCTTACATATAATTTCTGAAACTAAGACTATAACATCTCTACAAAACCTAGATATTTCTTCTTGGTCTTCAGATAATCTTGTACCAGCATTGTTATTCTTTAATTTTAAACCGCCGAGTGTTTCTCTGCTATCAGTTGTGCCTCTTAGAACATCACTTAAACCAGTTACTTGGTCTAAATCTATCATTGCTTGCTGGCGAACTTTTTGTAATGTCTCTATGCACTTTTGTACTTGATCAATAGGAATAAAATCTATTGCGCCTTTTAGGCCACCGCCTTCGGCGAACATAGCCCACTGATCTACAGGAATTAATTCGTTCTCTATACTTTCGTTGAATATACGATTAATAGCAGGCACGGCTGCGTTGTATGTACCAGCTACCTTACAAGACTTAGTAAGCATAGCTATACGTTGCGTTAATTCATCAATTTGAATAGCTTGGTCTTGCCATTCCATATAATCAGGAACAGGGAATAAAGTATCATTAGTCATAGTCGAGAATAAAGGCTTAGGTACTGGGAAGAACCCAGTTAACTTTAACGGGTCTTCCTTTATGTCGCATAAATAATCATAACCTGAAGAATGCCAATATACTTTCTTATCTGAGATATTCCAGATTTCATATACAACTATGTTACGCTCGTTAGCATCTTGGAAAATAGCAGTTTCAGAATAAGTTTGACGCTCAGCATTACCTAATATTTGGGGCTCTGTATCAGGTTTAAGAGCCTCGCCTATCTTTTCTCCAAACCTTCTTTTGGCTTCCTTCTTAGTAATGTAAGTCTTTTTGCCGATGGCTTGTACTTCTTTCCAATTCCTAGCCTTAACTGGGAAGACATAAAAATCCCGCCAATCAACATAGTCGATTTCTGTGTTTTCCGATAAGACTTCTTCCCCTGTTTCTTCAAGTTTTTCTTCTTCGTCGGTATCTTCATCATCGCCAAATTCTTCTTCTATCTTGTAAAGAGGATCTGCTGCGCCATCTTTGGTGGGCGCTGATATACTAACACCTTCACCTATTTCTGGGACATATCTAATCCAAACTACGCCTCTACCAGGCAATAGTTTATCACCAACGGCCATATTGACCGCATCAAAGAAACCATTAGTATCTAATTGGTTCTTTACAGATCGCTCTAATATCTGAGAAGATAGCCTACCTGTTACATCTCGGTCTAAGAATTTTCTATCAATAATGGGAATAGGGCACTTAGAAAATACCGCCGGCTTCATAATCTTATAATTAGTCCAAAGAAGGTTCATGCGGCGCTGACCTTCTTCACTTAAACGGCTGCGTTCGTCTCTAAAACGCTTAATAACTGTGTTCCCACGTTTTACCCAACGCGCAGAAGCTTCATCATATGCATTTACTTGAGATTTCCAGTATTGAGCTAATTTAAAGCTCTCACGACCTGGGCCAGCCTCAAGTTTACCGCCATCATCAGGATGATCTTGGTCATTATATTCTTTTTCGACGGATTTCTTTTTACGTGCCATTATTATTACTCAAAATTTGACGTATCCAATCAGGATTAATTGGTAATCCGCCAGATAATAATTGTAATTGATTAGGATCAGGTGGAGTAGGAGCCTGAGGAGGCTCTACTTTATTAATTATACCTCTAGGTTCTTGTCCTGGTGGAATTAAAAACTGACCTTTAGGATCTCTAGAAGTTCTCCACCTTAAGGCATCAAATAAATTTTGTGGATCAGAATAAGACCCACCAGACGCGTTTTTAGTCGCGACATCAAAAGCAGGTTTATCCATATTAGGTCTATTATAGAAATTACCTATGGTACTACCCGTATCTAAATAATTCCCACCCATTTCATTAAACCTGGGCAGCCTGCCTATATGAGTATCGCTAGGTATTCTTACATAAGGAGTAGTCTCATACTTAGGCGTACCTGGAGTTTTTCTAGGTGGATTACCTGGGACATTATATTTAAGATAATTAGTTCCCCCTACGTTATTCTCTTTTACTATAGGAATGCCCGCATCTTTCATCCAATTTTTTACTAAGTCGACAGACATAGTTGGAGTTTCAGGTGGCGGTAAATTACCACCCATACCAGGAGGTGGAGGAGTTTTTTGTAAACTAGTAACAGCTTCACCTGGATTATTAAATCCTGAAGTTCTGCCTCTTCCACCATATTGCCCACGTTGGCTAATATCCAACATAGTTTTATCGGTATCTCTTACTCTTTGATAATCTGGGTCTCTAAACTTCTTAATTTGAACTTCTTTAATAAAATCTCCGTCAGGTAATTCTTCAGCATGTCTCTCGTTTAAGTTTTGAGCTATTCTCTTAGGTGGAATACCTTTATCTAATTCTTTTCTTATATAATCAGCTACTCTAGGCCTAGCTAATATTCTTCCACCGCTTGCGCCTAAAGCTGTGCCTTCTGGTATTGCAGCCGCTCCAGTTAATGTAATTCCACCCGCTGTCAAAGCATCTCTAACAAAGCCACTATCTATATCTCCTGGATGTGTTGGCCCCCGCTGCATTAATCTATCAGCTGCATTAACTGGAGCCATAGCTACCTTACCAGCTGTTTGTAATACATCTAACATTCTAGCTGGATCAGTAGCTAATCTACCATAAGAGCCTCTATTTTGTTCTAATACACTAGGTTGATGGCTTCTAGAATAAAAATCACTATGAGCCCATTTACCTTCTGGAGGAGAAGGCACGCCAGCTGACCTTAAATCTAATCCTGGCTTAGCAAACCTACCTTGTTCAGGAAGAGGCGTAGGTATATTATCGGCAACCGGAGGCATATTAGCTGCAGCTTGAGGCATTCCAGGCTTAGAGAACCTAACTTGGTCAGGGATTGGAGGAGGAGCATTATCAGGTAATCTAGGGTTAGCAAATCTACTAGCTTGTTTACCTGCGTCTGCGTAACTATTTACTACATTCTTTTGAGACGTAAGTTTATTGGCTAAACCCTGGGTAGAGTTTATTAACTGCTTATTAGGGTCTTCTAAAGTGGACAGAATATACTGTAATAGCTCTTTGTCCATTATTGTGTCGGAGGTTCTGGATTAAGTAATTTTATAAGCTCATCCATAGTCATACCAGTTTTATTAGATACTGATTTACTAAGTTCTTGATCCCTTATTTGTTTTTCAACTGCTATATCATAAGCAGATTTCTGCGGCCCACCTGCTTCGCTACCTAAATGTTTAAGAATATAGTCATTTATTTGTTTATTCCCTGGTGTCATGCCCTCGGGATTATTATGTATATTAAGCGGCCCCGCGTCGTTTGCCGGTCTTAATCCCCCTTCAAAATAGCTATCTTGAACAGGAGAAATAGTAGGCATACCCCTACGACTTAATAGATTTGGATTATCTCTCTCAAAAGGATTAGGAGGGATACTATTCTTCATTCCCATTAATTGATCAGGACTAGGCGCAACTGGATCAAGAGGCCTAGCCATAGCAGCTCTGGCAGCTGAAAACATATCTGTATTACTGCCCATAGTAGGAGGCGTGGCAGCATTCATATTAGACATAGGTGTAGTTATACCCTCTGGAGGAGGAGCACCCTGTAACATTTGACCAGCAGGCTTAGGTGTTATTCCAACTCCCCCCGGCATCATAGTTCTACCGGGTGGCATACCTGTTCCAACACTAGGTCCTGCTTTAAATCCTTGCCCGCCATATGTTAAAGAGTGTAACAACCAATCTTTTAATGTACTGCCAGTAGATGGAGGCTGAGCAGGCATTCCCACGCTAGGGTGCATAGCCTTGGCTTGCTCAAGGGCCTGCAATACTAACTCATTAGGGTCCATTAAAGTATTCTCGGATTATAATATTTACTACCACCATCTGGTAATTTCATTAACTCATCTAAGTCGTCTGTTATGCCTATAGTATTATCTTTAATGCGTAACGTGCGCCTGATTATATCATTCTGGGTAGTAATAGAATAAGGCCTAGACATACAGGCATATCTTATTTCATCTGGAGCATGGTCTTCTGCATCTGTGTTTACATCTTCTAATTTTAAAGGATCATGCTCAACTAAAGGGAGGGTTCTTATAGCTTCTGTGCAGTTCTCCATAAAATAAATCATTGGAGATACGCCATCGCCCTTTAACCTAGCGCGCAGCATATCCCATCCACCCATGGCGCCCGCCCTAGGAACTCTTTTATTATCTGCCTTTACTAAGTTAATATAGTAGGGTTTATTAGACATTCTTTCAGATATAGACGGCCCGCTGTCCCAAGTAAACATCTTAGGATCAGCTACTCGGTAAGTTATTTTAGGCCTGCCAGTAGTTATATCTTTAGGCTCAGTAATCTCGCGCTCGTTTATGCCTTGAGCCACTTCTTCAGCAGTTAATTTAAGCCCTACATTCATGTTTTCTGTGGTGGAGATTGTTTTGGTGGCGGCTCCTCTTGAGCCGTACCATTCTTTATACCTAATAATAGATCCCTTAGGGAGATAGGTAATTCCGGTGAGGTCGCTTTGACCAGGGTAAGCCTGCCATTGATCTTTGTATATTTCCAACCCGGCATCAAATTCATCGGGTACGACGGTCCACCACCCAACGCTAAACGGCGTAGCGGTGCCCCAATCCATCGACATAAATCTAGTCCAATGCCGTGGGATTTTAAATTGCCTGATGACATGTTTCCTCACATCAAATTCGGGAAAGAATGCCCCAAGCAATACGTTCCAATCCCCTTTAAGCCATGCTTTTACCAGCTCCGCATTCCCAGACAAGTAGAGACGAGCAATATAGTCAGCATTATTAATATAAGGATTATCAGTGAGCTTAGATGGTATAAAGATTCTTTGTGAGCTAATATTTTGCTTAGTAAGGTCATCATAGCGTGTCTCGGTTATAATCTTCATTCCGAGAGGGGCTGGATCAATATAACGGGCTTTGATCCAAGAATGTCCAGGTCCACCAGGATTAGCTGTAGCAATGAACCTGCAAGGAACCCCAGCGCCAGACCTAAGAGTAGCCATAAGTTTAAAGATAGGTTCTGGATTAGCAAATGTCCCCATTTCTTCCACATAGACGCGCGTATAGGAATGGCCTTGATAAGCCTGCGCATCATTATCGCTTTCTAAGTAGGCAAATCGGAGCCTAGCGCCGTTAGGGAACCGCCAGACTTTATCTTGTTCGCCAAACTTAGCGCCAAGAGGAAGATACAATACTTTCGATCGTTCGATAAGCTCGACTAATTGGGTACGCTCACGACGGACGCATAATCCGATAGCATTTTCGTTATACTCAGATGCATGGTCTGCCCATTCCCCGAGTACCCCATCACTTTTACCACCGCCACGAGCGCCTCCGAATAAAGTTTCAAATACTGGGCAAGATATTAGCCAGCTTTGCGGACCCGCGTTAGGTTTCCATACATCTATATATTTTATTTTAGTTCTGGCCAGCCCGGACATATCTAACAGGCCTAACGCGTTTTGTACTGTATAACTTACTTTCCTCGAAAGTTCTTGGTACTACAGTAGCGGTTCTATCTAAATATCCATGAGTGTAAATAGGTATATGATCGCAGTTTAATATAATTCCTCTTTTTCTTATAGCATCCAACTGACGCGTACGTGGTCTTATACCTTTTTTGTCGCGACCAATATATACTAGCATACTAAACGCCCGGCAGCTTATCGTACATACCACCAACCGTATAGCAATCAGCTAAATGTGTATCTGTCAGGCTAATAACATGATTAACGTGCAAAATGCCATTTGGAACTTGATATTGGTTCTCTGGGACAGCTTCATAATTAAAAATAAGCTCCCAAACAGCCATATCTTGCCATATGTCATTCATGGCACCGTGTTCGTTTTTCTCTTGTGTTACATATCTCTTAATTCCTTGCCTCTTAGACACACATTTATACATGATTTTATACCTCTTGACGGCCCTACGGGCCTTCTTTTTTACCTTTTTCTTCGCTGGCATTATCTTTTCCCGATTTGGTGAGCCCTACCTGAGCCACTAAGCCTAAGTCTGCCCTGTTTCTCTGAAGATTTATACCCATGAACGTTATGGGCCTTCTTTTCTGATGCTTGACGTCCTGTCATACGACTATCTACCATGTAATCGCCGTACATGTACTTATAATACTCGTCTTTTTGGCCTTTATTGTCAAAACTAGTCTTAACAAAGTTCTTTTGTGGGAACTCTGGATCTATACCAGTTGGACAGCTTTTTTTCGGAGGATATTTAGAATTTTTGGCATTTTTAATATCATCCGGGGCATTAGTATCTGTTCCGCCAGCAACAGAAACGCCTATCGCAGCTTTACCCATATTTTTTCTCCAAATCCTCGTAACTTTCGTAAAAACAACTAACTTCTGGGGTAGGTTCGTACATTCTGCCCAAAAGATAAGGTTTATGTTGTAATCTTTTAGCTTGTTTTGCCTTGTGGCGCTGGTTTAGGCGCTCAATCATACGTTTATTTTGCTCTTCGGGCGTAATTTGCTCAAATTTTAGTAGAATTTTCTCTCCAGCAGGTAATTTTGCTAAGAGAGTGTTACTTTTTTCTATATTTTCTACTATTTTTTGAGTATTTTCTTGTAAAGTCTTAGTAATAAGCCCATGCAACGAGGTTGGATATTTAACTTTATCTATATACCACGTCCAACCAAACTCAACAGGTACTTCTATTACGCCTTTGGCCAATGCATAAGGCGCGAGAACAGCCGTAGCTATCCCGCCACCTACTAATCTAAAGAAACTACGCCTAGATAAGTTATTTTTTGGCTGGCGCGTGTCTTGTGTCATTTTTAATTCCGCTATACTGCCCTGGATGGCTGTGGAAATTCCTAACGTCACAGCCAACCTTATGCGAACCAGACATAGTATTATGGTTAGTACTATTGAGAGGGCTCTTAGGCACAACGCCATGCGTTGTCTTCAGCTTCCCACTAGTATTTTTAGTCATAATTCGATTAACACTCATGCACTTCTGGCCAGGAAATCTACTCGGCTTAGGAGCACCGCCCCAAGACACGTCTAAATTATTATCTTTATGGTAACTATGGGCACCGCCGCTAGTCTGGCTACCTTTACCCTGTTGGCCGTGTTTCATCTTAGGAGCGCCACCCCAAGACACATCTTTCTTACTATCCCGCTTAGCCATTTTAATCTCCTATGTGTTCTTGACTAAACTATATACAACCTAAAAAGTTACTAGCTAATAAAATTATTATTTTTTCTTACTTGTTTTTGCTTCGCTAATAGCTATAGCGATAGCCTGTTTACGAGAAGTTACTTTAGGGCCTTTCTTGGAGCCACTATGTAACGTCCCATGTTTAAATTCATGCATTACTTTATGGATCTTAGGAGACTTCTCTACGCTCTTAGGGGTCTTTTCATGATATTTATGTGCACCACTCATATTGATAATCCCATTTTTAAGCCAGCTCCACCGCCTGCAGCAGCTCCACCGCCAGTATCTACAGCAGATATTCTAACACCCATAGAATATAAAGTTACAGCTGGATTTTCCGCGGTAAATGCACCAGCTCCACCGTTGCGAGTAACTTTTTTAACTGTAGTTCCGCCTGGTAATAATAATGCTCTATGAGATTGATTAAATAAAACCATTGTATCTAAAGAAATAGGTCCAGATCCTGTAGCTCTAATAGCTACACAATAATCTGTATTAGCCGTTAAAGTAATCTCAGAAGGTAAATTTAATACCACCATGCCTGTACCAAATGGTACAGCCCCCCCTTGGCCCCCAATAAAAGTAACAGAAGATAATACAACTGGTGTACCAAGCGGTGTAGAATATAAACTCATTATAAAATCAGATAAACCAGCACTACCTAATGAACCCGAAAACATAAAAGAATCTACTTTACACGCAAACGGCATTTGAAATATTAATCCTCTTTCATTAGGATTAGTTCCACTAGAGAAATTACTATCAAAAACATTTGTTCCGAAATAAGAACCTTCTATATGTCCTAATGTTCCATCATCAAATATAATGAAACTGGATGGCATAATTCCTTGTCCACCGCCCCCCCAAGTAGCTCCATTAAAAACAGATGAAGACGGAAAAATAGCTTGGTTAGTGTTATAGTGCATAAACATAGAGGTGCTGTTATAGCCTTGCAAAGCTACACTATCAACACCGCCTCTAGCTGTCATACTAGTTACTATAGCTATTACATCACCATTACTTATAGTTTTAGTGCCTGAAGTATTAAGGGCAAACATATTTAACCCATTTACTATAGTATCCACACCCCCGGTAAGTGTACGTTTAACATCAAATACGCCAGATGGTGTAGGAGCAGTGGCACTAGTCATATTCTGAATACCTAAATCTATAGTAGTACCTCCGTTAGCGAACGTAACAGCCCCCGCTAATATACCTACTTGCCCACCACCAGCTGCAGATATTACTTTATTAGCTGCTCGCCCTTGTATGTAACATCTACCGTAAAAAGCATTCTGCAGTCCTGCTGCATTTAAAGTAGTATTAGTAAACGTGCCGGCTACCCCTTGTTGTTCGGGCCACCATAGTCCACGAGAGAAGCTAACTAAGCTCATACTAGTCCAATTAAATTGGTTGCAGTTGTGCCCGTTGAAGATACTTTAATAGCCATAACAGGTAGTATACTTCCCGCCGTCAGGCCTATAAACGTTAAAGCTGTATTACCGGGAGTAGTTAAGGCTACATCACCCGCGCCACCTACATATATACTTCTAGCCATAGTAGCTAAGTTATTAGCATTACTAGGAGTAATTACAAAGCCATCATAGGCTGGAGCTGTAACATTCCCAGCTGAGAAGTTAGTAGGTCCAGCAGCGGCGGGCATTATCTGATATCCTTGACCTTAATAGGTTGAATATTTAAATTAGCTAAAGCTGTGTCTTTTTCTATTTCGTGTACGTTACTGAGAATAAAATTTAACAAACTATTAGAGAGATTATTTAGTACTTCTTTAGGCGTAGGAACAGCTGTAGGTTCTTCTTTCTCAGGATCAAAGGGCTCTCTATAGGCCCCTTTGAAAGCAACATAAAGACGAGCCATGTCTGCCTCGTCTACATCATAAGAAATAGTGTTAATACCGTTCGTGCTGTCCACAAACGAGAAACTGATAGATGCCATTGGTTGCCCTTACGTTAGTGCGAACACCGCTGTTGCGGTAGCCAATAGACTGCAGAAGTTACCCGCAATCCATATGGTAGTGTTAGCAGCAACGTCACTCATAAGCAAGGACGAACGATTGTCAGGGCTCACAATTGTGACTGAGGTAGTTGTCCTAAAGAACAACCCAGCGAATGGCCCTACGCCCGCAGCCCTGGCCGACGCCTCGGAACTAACCGAGACTGAGACAACAACAAAATTAAAGGCTATAGGCGCGAAGTCAGGACGACGGTCGTAGGGCATTGAAATCTCCTAGTTAACCCATTCTTGGAAAGCGTAAACCTAAACCAGGCAACGCCTGAACTAACATTAAAATTACAATCAAAGTAACAATGATCCAGATAATTTTAATTACCATAGGAGGCAGAGCAATACCCAGTTCACCCAGTACCCAGATAACTAAATATATAACTAAGGCTAAGATACACACATAGATAAGAAGTGCAATAAGACCTTCCATGGAAGCTTACTCCTACTAGTTATAGAGACGCTTTTGCGTATCTATTTCATCCGCTTCCTCATCATAGTCATGTATTGAAGGCACAGGTTCTTGTATAGTATTTTCTTTCTTTGAGTTAGGATCATAGTCTATTGTTTGGGCACCAGTCATCTTAGCCCATTCTTCTATCGACTTGGCCTTCTCTGGCGAGCGTATAACGAACCGATGCTCGACTTGGTTCCTTACCTCTATACTCTCCAGCTTAGGAGACTGATACGGCGCTAACTTGTGGGCACAGTCTATCGCTACCTCGCCAGCTTTGTTCATTAACATATATAATTGCTTGAGCTGTGGTAAGTTGGTATTGTTAGTCTTAACGAGGTCTATCATATACTGTAAACATATTTTATGCTCGTTATGGTAAGCTACCATAGTTGTATATAATACATCTGTGGCAAGCGTAACAGTTCTATCTAAGCGCTTTTTTCTTTTTTTACTATACTGTTTCATTTGACTTTATATAATAAAGGCGCGGAGCCGCCGGGAGTTACCTACCACCATGGAGGGCAAGGTCTTTGGAGGTTGGATCTGCAACCAGTCACGGCCCCGCGCCACCACTTGACTTTGGTTGCTCCATATGTATAATGTCAACGACGAAACTTTTTATAGGGGAAAAGTATATGGAACTGTATCAACACTTAATTAAAACAGGATTTGTGCCTACCTTGTTTTTTGCTTTCTTTCCCATAAACGGCACAGAACTACATTCAGACCATACAGTTACTTTTAATGTTCTTCATCAACAATGGAAAAATGATGCTTTAGGTTCTACTACTTGGCATCCAGTTCATGTAGTCAATGAAGCTCCTAAAGCTAGATTCGACGAGCAAACATTCTCATGATAGCCCTTCTGCTCGTTAGTGCTACTTACTTCATGATAGGGCTTAGTTTATGCCTGAACTAAAAAACGTATTAGTAGGGAGCGTATACAAACACAGAAAAGGTAACCTCTATAGAGTACTAACCGTTGATGCTATATATGAGCCCACCGGCGAAAGAGTGGTAGTATATATAAGCTTAGATGATCATAGGATATGGGTTAGACCCTATGCAGTGTTTATAGATGGTAGGTTTCAGTTGAGGTGAGCTATGCCCTGGATCAAAGATGAAGAAAAGAAAATAACTATACATTTAGACAGTGCTACTCAAGATCCCTCTGTGCCAAATCGCCAAGTAGATAAATGCCCATGGTGTGGTAGTAAAGATCTATTAGACGGCTATGGTATGATGGGGGGCGGCATAGGTATCTGGCAAGTATGTAATACTTGTAACAAACTAGCTAGCAAAGTCCAAACAGAATGAGGCTACGCCGTAATCGGCTAAGAGCAAATAAATGATGATCAATATACCCAATCCCTACGATGGCGAGCCTTTTTATTGTGAAGTCTGTGGGGCTGGGTATGGAGAATATCTAACCTGCCTAATGGCTGATTGTAAGCTTGAACATGCCGCTGTGGCGCACGAGCGCAAACTTAAGCGCCAAAGAGAACTTAAGCGATTAGCTGAGTATGGGTTGAGTAAAAAGAAACAAAAGAAATGATTAACTACGAGCGGCCCAACTACAAGTTTATAAGTAATCATCAAGTGTGGGGAACCACTAAGAAGGGTCACCCTATTTATTATGTGCCAAAAGTAAAAAGAGGAAAGGGTAGATTTCACTTAGTTTATAATCGCACTCGCGAGATGAGACGTCGCGTTAGACAAATGGAGAAGCGTAATGGGTCTAGACCTAAAGAAATTACCTATGTACATTTGGGACGATATCTTAGGTAAAGACGAAAACCCCAAGATGACTTTGGAAGAAGGTATGACATATCGCTGGATCATCGCGGGATTATGCTTGGTTGGTATGCTTGTAACATGGCCGGCGGTTATACCCCCGATTGTGTTCGGCTGTATCGCCTTCAGGAAGGTTTGGATTAACCTTCATAAGATGGGGTATATACCCTTTGGGTAAGTTAACTATAGTCGACCACCAAGTGGTTCAACTGGAGTTGTTCGGTTGGGAGCACTGGGCCAATGGTATTAATCTAGGTAAAGTAGAATTAAAAGAGGAGGAAGGTTTTAAAAAACACGACCAAGTGAAAATAACTATTACAATAGAAACAGTCCCCTATGTAGGAGTAAAAATATGAAAGTAACTCTTGATTTTGGCGTTGGCCAAACTGAAGAAGTAGAGATTAGTGAAACAGCGTTAGAAGCTATTAGGCACAAGTTCAACCCAAGTGCTTTAATGACTGTTACAAGGTTAAAGACTTTGGCCGCTGCTTTTATTAGTGAGTGCGAGCGCCAAGGACATGCTACTCCTGCGGCTCGGGAGTTCGCAGTAGCTATCACCAATATGCAGACTACTTCTATGTGGTCTGTGTTGGGGGCGACTAAAGGTTTATAAATAAAGATGATAGAACTCGACTGGATCTGGCTGCCAGTGTTATTTATCTGCGCAGCCTTTTTTATAACAGCGCTGCATAGGTGAAAACCACGCCGTAACCGGCTAAGAGGAGGGACTAATATGAGCGATTTCCCTGTGGCGCAGTTCCACTATGTAGAAAGAACTAGTATAAAGGGTGAAGGTATGCCTTTCGTGGGTAAATGTATTCTATGTGGAAAAGAAAACTTACCCGCCAGCGCCGCCCTTGAGAAATGTACTAACCCTAGAGGTTTAACAGTAGACAAAGCAATGATAGAGATATTAAATGGAGAGACCGATGATACTACGAAGCAGATATATTAGATGGAGGGATTAAATGTTACCTAGAAGCTCTGAAGTTTTATTTATGTCGCTGGCTATATCTGTGATGGGTCTAGCTGGTTTGTTCTTTGCTCTGGGTATGTACCAACCAAAGAGAGAAAAGCTCTTTTTAATTTTAAGTTTAGTAGCTCTTGTTACATGGGTGTTAATTATACTAGTTATGCCCAGAGATTGTTTAGTGTATATTACTACTCCTGAGTGGAGGGCGTGCTTCGAATGAAGTTAATCTACACTGTGAAGGTTAAGTACGCTAATGGAGGTAGTAGTACTATCTCTTTTACTAACAAAGTGACCATGCTTATATACATAGAAGAGTTAGAAAAATCTATGACGCAGTGGGACAGTATAGTTATTAAGATTAACCAGTTAGCTGCTGAGTTGGTATAGTAGAGGGTGCTATGAGTAAAGTAAAAGAACTAATGAAGGAAAACGCAGAATTAATAGGTAGGAACTACGACTTAGCTAAGAGACTTAAAGAATGTGAAGAACGCTGCACAAAGTTAGAGGCTAGAGTTTCTGTATTAGAAAATACTGTTAAATACCAACAAAAGATGATAGAAGACTTAAACAGGATTGTAGAGAACCAACAAAAGCAAATAGATATACTAAGGAATCAGTAGTATGAAGCACGAGTACACTGTGTTTATAGATGTGAGCTTTGATGTGTTCGCGTTAGTAGCTGGTGCAATAGCAGCTTGGTTTATAGTGCACATGCAAAAGGACTAACGAGATGTGGTGGTACATAACAGGTATAGTACTTATAAGTATATATTTTGTTATTACCTTCTTAGCTGTCATCTATCTTGTGAATTTAATCTAACGAGGGCTCAAGGATGAAAGTAGTTATAATCACAGCACTAATAGTAGCGGGTATGATTATACTTGCTTTTGTTGTGACAGGGTTTATGGTAACTGTTTTGAATGTGAGGTAGGGAGTAATCGCACTACTCCCTTGTTTATCTATTTCTTATTTATTTTTTCCATTAACTCTTCAAACCTCTCTAATAACCTTTTTAATTGCATGCCGTGAGTTTCTAACCTAGATAAATTAGGTATGTCTTCTTTCTTTTTATATTTCATTTCTAACATCTCTAAATTCATTAAGCCACTGCCGGTACTAGATATCCCTCTACCAAACACACCATCTTTCTCATTCCATAATACGTCCCTAGCTGGATCTACCCCCAAACTATCTTCCCTAATCTTAATCCTATATTCATCGTGGCAATCAGTTGATTTTAAAATACCTGATTCTACCAGCCTAATTATCTGATCTGGATTTGAATGCTTTATCGTAAAATTCATATCCTTTCTTATTATAACCCTCAATTTAGGATTAGACATTGATGCATTCCAATTTTCGAAGATAGTCAATAACCTATCTATCCTATCCTCCGTAATCTCTTTTTCTAGAAGCTTTATAAGATTAACCCACTCTTCTTTGTTTAGTTTACTTTTTACCTCGTGAAAATGCATTCCTGCGTTATAGTCATCCTTATGTAGCATTGTCACTATAGACTTAGCTATAGCTTCTAACCTTACGTTTGTACCGTCAAACATGGTATTCTCCGGTTGAAGTTAGTTGTCACGCCTAATCTACCACCTTTAGGCAAGGTGCCTCGACTTTGTTCCATCTGGGTCTGCTCAGGCACAATACTACTCCGACACATGGTTCCCATGTTTGTTTTGGTGCCCCGACATCTAATACCTGTGGGTTCACGCCTTGTTGCTACCACAGCTCTCTATAGGTTGCAAGAGGGATTCGTCGTCGTAATGTAAAGAGTGGACAAAAATCGAGTGTGTCCAGTTAGGGTCTAGAGGTTGTTAGACTATCCTAAAAACCATATTTTAGGATAGGTTCGTTTATTGTATAGATAAAATTTTTATCAAGCATTCTATCGGGATTTAGTAAATTTCTGGCTAGGGGGGGTCTAAGGGGGGGATGGGGGTCTACCTTTTTTTCTTTTTCGAGTTGCATATAAAACTTCACTTTTTACTTGACTATTGCATTTATACCACACGAGTTGTATATACATCTAATGTCAAATCACATTATTGTGATGCTGCAGCGCAATATTATCAAATATATGTGATCTCGCAATGCGGTATTGCATCTACAATTTTACATAATCCATATTATGCGAATTGTATATACAATTGTGCAACGCAGCAGCACGAGTTGTATATACACTGTGTTGCTGTGTTACAACATAAAAGCCAAGTCAAGAGAATAATAACTGGTTTTTATCACTTTAATGTGATTTGACGCGAGTTGTATATACAACTCATGTGGCACAGTATTAATATGTTATTAACTATTATCACAATAAATTGATCGCCATTCGCATAACATACGTTATGGAAAGTTGCACTGCAGCATCACGTTAATGTGATTTGACAACGGTTGTATATACAACTCGAGCGCAATAGTTGTGAGTTGTATATACATTATAATGTGTAAAAACCCATTAGTTGTATATACGAGTGGGACATTAAAACATATTATTGCAGTGCACCAAATACATTGTTCAAAAAGGCGAGTGACACATTAGTCTAACAAAAATGCATTGTGTCACTGCGTCACCTCTTTTTAGAACAGTTCTAAACTTGGTGACACGTCTTCTGTCACGAGTGACGCGCTCGCGCCGGATCTGTCACCTCAAAGAAACCCTTATAAACAGCGGCTATTCAAAGTGAAGTGACAGCAAGTGACACATATTTTACTATTTAAGGTAAAAAGTAGTCTTATATAAGAGTTAATGAAGAACAAAGGGAGAATACAGGCATATTTTGCCGGAGGAGTAATATAGCAATGTGTCACTTGCACTTTCTGTCACCTCGCGCATGCAACATGCCCCCAAATCGGCTCACGCCAAACAATTATAATCAACGCCCATAATTTTGCTTGTCAAGTTATATACAACTGTGTTACTGTCTAATAGTAAGATTGATTCGACCGAGGGAGAACACCGATGCGCCGCAATCACCTATATCTGCTAGTTTTCTTTGTGCTCCGCGCGTGTGGCGTTAAGACTAGCGAAGCCAACCACATAGCCCGTATGGTCTATGTCATCTAAACAGCTACGCTGTAACCAGCTAAGAGGGAAGCAAACTATGTTCTTTGTGATCGATCGCACAACTAAGGCTCGGATGGGTTGCTACCAAACCCTTAAGCGCGCACGCGCACGGGCCGACAAGTTAGATAATATTTATGGTGGGTATAAGTACATAGTTGTTGACATCAACGGCAAACAGTATTATTGAGTTATATACAAACCTAGAGGGAACACGACAATGGCACGCGCAAAAGGTATCAGCAAAGCCAAGGGCTACCGCGCTCGCATCTTCACTATTGAGTATGATCTAAACGCTATGATCGAAGCTTATGGGTTGGACTTTGTGGTTGATCTAGCAACTAAAATCGCCTCAGGTGAAGTTAAGCAACGCGATTGCCGTCAAGAGGTCGACCGTTGGGGCGCGCATCTACAACTAGAGGCCGATGCTCAATGGGCAGAACAGCGCCACAATTACTTCAAACCCGAACCAACGTTAGAGGAGATGGCGGCTTAACACAAACTTAACCCTAGCGGCGCAAATGCCGCTAGTGGTTTAGGAGTTAGCTAGGCACCGTATGGAACAAAGGCGACGCTGCAGCCTAGAGCAGCTGAGTGCCTTCGAGACTAGGCGGACCTAGCTAACCCTTAAGCCACTAGAAGACACTAAGAGGGAATAAAGTTATGGCTACTATTGAACCGCCACGTTACGGCTATATCATGTTTTTGGGCACGCCTATGCAAGGGCCATTTAGTCCTGATCAGCTTGAAGAGGCCGAGCGCACGTTGACTAGCTGGAAATGCGTTAACTTGGCTTGTCGATTAAAGTGGTTTAATGAACCATTTGACCCTATGTCGGTTGCAATGCTGAATTGGGTGAAGTAAACTAACCAATACAAGTAACAGCAACGCTGTAATCAGCTAAAAGAGGGAAACACAGCTATGTCTATCATCACCGCTAGGCTTGGCACTAGCCAACTAAATCTGATCGCTGACATTCTTAACTCTATCCCACCTTGTAAACGCCAAACGCGCGCCTCGATTATTCTACATTTTGTAGGTGAGCTAAAGGCGCGTGGTGTTAACCCTAAGTTTAAGCCTAACTATTTTGTTGATGCTGCGCAAAATGGCGTTAAGAAAAAGCGCCCAGGCAGAAACCAAACATAGGACCGGCGCCCATGGCTAGGTTTATTCAAGGCGTGCTATGGTACGTGGGCGCTAGTCTGTTAGGGGCATGTTTAGGCGTAGTGATACACAAACTAGGTTGCCCCGACTACTGGGCTCGCATTATAGGTATGGCCGCTTCAATAGCTATAGCCGGTATTGCATATACAGGCGACACTAATCGAGGGAGCTATTAACATGTGTATACACTGCGAAGCTGAACGAACGATAATTATTCACCAAACAACCTACGGTAAAGGCCTTAACCTCTTCATGTCTCATAGTACGTTCAAGCTCAAAGGCGAAGTGTATATGACTACTTACCAAGTCGCCTTATGGGACGGATGGCAAGTACTTTTTGGTGAAACGCTCGTTAGCCGTAAGTTTGCCGACGAGCGTTACCAACAACTAGACCAGAAAATAAAGCTCATGAAGGACCAAGTAAGAGAGCTATTCAACAAGAGGAGCACTTAGTATGTATATAACACCAACACCTGAACAACTACGCCACCAACTACAAAAAATAGACTTTGAGCAGAACGAACACGTTAAACGTTGTGCGTATGCCCTAATAGACTTATCTGGCTTTGTTTGTATATACGTGTTTCAGCGCTTAGTTTGGGATACAACCTTTGGATTTGATAACGTTATAGTGTTTTTCGTGGGCCTATTTTGTTGGCGCGTGGCGCTGTATTACTGGTGCGAGCGTGCACGCCGTCGCGTGTCCGCCAGCCTCGCCTCGCTGCGCCGAGGTCCCCACAGCTACCGCCCATCAAATCGCCGCCCAGCGTGAGCCTAGGCGCCTACGCGAGGCCTCTGCAACCCTGTCCCCTGTGAGTGGCGTTCATGAGCGACCTACTAGCCAAGCATCGAGAGATAGCCGACCAACTGGCACACTATATTCGTAAGTTTAAATCACAAGAAATATATTCTCTTGTGTTCAATAAACATATGTTAGAGCTATCCACACGCACAGATTTATATACATTATATGGGCTGATGCGCGAGATAGACGCTGACTTTACTGAGTTATATACAACACAAATCTGCGACTCAAAGGTTAATTATTCGTATGTATGGTTTGCTACACAACCGTATACACAACCTAAAATAAAATATAATCAAGACCCAACCTTTAGTTGGTGGAACGAAGAAACAAAACCTAAAGTAGAACAAAATAAATTTGAAAATTACAATTTTCCGCTTGAAAAGTATTCCCTGTTAGATTACAAATTACCTCAGGAAATGACGAGCATAGAACCAAGGGGAATAGGGGACATGTCGGGATATAGCTATATCAATGATCGCGTGCGGCGCAAATACAAGCATATGCGCCACATGCTTATGGATCATTGGCAGCACAATCTTACTCCACCGTCAGAACAATTTGACGTTGATGCGCGGTTTCAATACCGGGAGAGCGACATAGCTAGTTATTTAGACCTAAATTTAACCGTTGAGCAAATTAACGTTGCCCACATTCGCGTGCGCGATAAGTATCAACGCGGCGAACTAAAGAGCCGTGGTCGCCCTCAGGGCTCGCGTAATAAAAATAAAGTTATGGGCGATAGGTCGCTGGGCAAGTTAGACGATAT